GAAGCAATGGCAAGCGATCTCGGCTTCAGAGCAGGAGAGCTTCCCTATTATAGGCTCTTTAACGATTCGATTGATGTTGGGTTGATTCTAAATTCTCCTAAGACAAATCGAGACGAGATCTTCTTCTACAATGAAGAAAAGACTTGCGTGACGTTTGGATATTCTGAAGAGGTAGTCGGTTGGAGTTTTACTACCGCAAACGGTAGGTATACCTTGACAGTCTTCAACGATTAAAAAAAGGAACACTTGTATAATAATCGTATGAGAAATGTTATTGCCATTATTGTTGCTGCGAGCGTTGGAGTCTATCTCTTTGCCGATCTCAATCGCAAGGAAGATCAACCCGCTCTCGATCGTCCAGCTATCCCCAAGCCGGCAGAGCAATATCAAAAGAGGCCCTATACGCCGATTGAGCGATACATTGATCGATCTCTCAATCTTGCTCTTGATCTTATCAAGCGCTGGGAAGGTTTCTCCTCAACGCCCTACTACTGCGCTGCCGGGGTAAAGACGATCGGGTATGGTGATACCGATCCGGTGATTGTGAATCGAGGTCAAATTACCGAAGAAGAGGCTGAACAATATTTGATTGAGCGCATCAAAGCGGCTAAATATGAGATCGAAATGAAACTACTAGCCCCGGCTACAGATACGCAACTAGCAGCGCTCATAAGTTTTTATTATAACCTGGGCCCATCTAACTTCGACAACATTGCTGAGAGAATCAATAATGGTCGTGTGAAAGAAGCCGGCGATGCTATCATCCTTTATGATAAATGTAAAGGTAAATCGCTCAAAGGACTTCGTGATCGCCGACAAGAGGAACAATACCTTTTCAATCTATGACAACTAACGAAATCAAAGAATTCATTGCCAAATATGAACCTACCCCTTTTGAGGATAGGGTGCTCATTTCAAACCATTCACTCATCTCTCTGGTAAAGAAAGCATACGAAATGGGTATCCAGGACGGTAAGAACCTTTCCAATCCCCAGCTTCGAGAGTATCGAATTACCCCTCTCATGCTTAACTAGAAAGGAACCCCTATATAATAATAGTATGAGCAGAACAATTAAAAAGCCTTACACAAAGTCAAAGCGATTCGATAAATCTTGCCGTAACCAATGGTTCGTGTAGCTATTGTGTAAACAATAGACGCTATAACTACAATAAGAACATCGAACGCGCTCTTCAAGACCTTAAGGAGCATCAATAAAATGACATACTATTGCATCTTTATTATGTGTATGGTTTTACTATTTGTCATAACTGAAATGAGGTCTTAATACGCTCCCTCACAAAGGAACTGTGATCTTTTGCTCTGCGCCAAATCTGGTCTCGAATGCCAAGAAGACAGTACGATCATTTGCATCAATTCGAACGGGAGGGAACACTGATATAATATCGGCATGGAAGATAATGACGATTTTAAATTCTGTCGCTATTACGCCGCTTACGAGCGTAATGGGGATCGAGTGATTTACGCAAAGACTTTTAACCACGCCACAATCTTTGGGAACAGACTTTTCGATGTCGACCTGGTCATCGATGAGGGTTGCTTTTTTCACAAAGATGATATTGCCGAGATCGAAAAAAATGGCTGGTGCTGGGGGTAAGGAACTCAGATATAATAAGAGTATGAAAGAAGATGATATTGTTGATGTAGTTATTGCGTTTTTAACGTTTATAGGGTTTGTTGTTTGTTTCAGCATTGGAGCAATTATAGCTACTCTACTTGGATTGGTCTAAGGAGATCGAATTCCTTACCATGGAGTGCGAAAGGAACTCCAATATAATATTGGAGTAAGTTAAATTAAACAAATACAAACAAATATGGAAAAATTGTGTATTAATAATATTAAAATTGGGGATTGTGTTAATATTGTAGGAAAAGGTTTGGGAGAAATTGTTGGTATTGATTATAAGTTTAAGGAAATTTATGTTAACTTTAATAAAGTTTTTTATGTTTGTAAACTTTAATTGTAATAGTTGGTAAAGCAAAAAAGGAACTCAGATATAATATTAGTATGCAAACACCACAAATTATTGTAATCGTTCTAACTGCAGTTAGTTTGGTTGTTAATCTGCTTAAAAATGGCGAATCTAAAAAGTATAACTTTGTTACTGCTTTGATTGATTCGGCTATTTTGATTGGATTGTTGATTTGGGGAGGATTTTTCGGTTAAGGAACTGTGATATAATAATAGTGTAAGGTAAGTTAAACTAAACAAAACAAAATAGAAAGTAAATATAATATGGCTACTCAATATCGTTTTAAGACTGTTATGGTGACTGATTCTGATCGTTCTAACTTCTCTGCTCTTCGTGATAGTTTTGGTGTGAAGGTTTCTGATAAAGAGCTCTTCTCTGCTATTTGGAATAGTATGGATGTTGAGAAGGTTAAGAAGGAGATTGTTGAGAAGAAGAAGACTGCTGAGAAGAATAAAGAGAAGGAGAAGATTAAGAAGCTTGAGAAGCAGTTGAAAGAGAAGTTGGCGAAACTTCAGAATGGCTCTACGGAAGAGAAGAAGGAGAAGAATGTTGCCTGAGTAGAGCAGAGATAAATATGAGAGGGGTGAGAGAAATCTCACCCCTCTTTCTATTATGAGATATATCTCTAGAATTATAAGGTTCTCTAGAATGATAAGGGTTCTAGAGAGCAAGAGGGGTTCTAGAAAATATGGGGGTTCTAGAAGACTTAAGCGTGCGAACACTTATAGATATTATGCCGGGGATTGGAAGTGGGAAACTGCATGCTCTACAAAATTTTTTTTTTCGCGGAAACCCCTCTATATAGCGAAAAAAAGCCCCTCCTGTACTCTCAATTTTTTTCGCTGAGACCCTCTGTATACACGGTAACCTCCCTTTGCCTTATCTAAATACTCTATATGACTTTTGATACATTGGTGAAGAGAGCTCTTATGGAGTCGCAAGGGGATAATAGCATAAGAACACTCGATTCAGGCGCTAAATTTTGGGGAGAGATGGCTATAGCCCCTCAGACTCCGACGGAGATTTCTGTCGAACAATCCAAAGATTACGGTATATCCCCGTCCTACTATAAGAGAGTTGGGGAGGGTTCCGGGTCTGTTGTGTATTCCGACGGAGAAACTATAGTCAAACTAAGCAAAGCACGGCTCGGGGGAACATTTGTTAACGGAGCTATACGGGAGACACAATGGACCGATATGCTCGAAAGTAGAATAAGAGAGCATGAGAGATTAAAGAAGATAGAAGATATACCTCCGTATCTCATACCTCAAGAGGGGACGTTTCTACACTATTCTACTTATAAGAATTTAGATAAGAAGCCCGTAGAGGGCGCTGTCTATAATAAGGATCATAAGGGATTCGGCATCTTCGATGAATATAAGTTTTCAACAGCTGGCTCACGCATGCTAGATAATGGCATTATAGAGCAGCAGGTGGTTGACACTGGGCGCTATAAAATTAAGGAAAGAAATTTGCTTCATGGTATAGGCTCTCATATTAAAAAGCATGTTGGGTCTCTTGATAATCGCGGCATATCGGGTAATATATTTTTCGATACAGATAATAGGATAGTTTATGTTATTGATAACTAAAAGACTAAATAGATACGAATATGAGCAAATTTGATAAGATTTATAATAGTATTATTAATGAATATAGCACAACACCTATGATGGGTGATGAGGGCGCAGAAGATTTTCGAGACAGAAAAGGCGACTATATGGACCTTTATTATAACTTAAAGGATTATCTCGATAAACTCGGAAGGGATCTCGAGAAGGACTACCACTATTTTACCAGTACTGACGCTCCGGGTCATTCTGAAGCGGCTAATCTAGTTAATAGCATTATTGATACCATTGATGGTTATAATGAACAAGCTCAAGGCGAAGGCACGAGAGAGGAATTTGTCGAATTAAAAGATAAGGTAGAGGGGTTCATGAGAGAACTCAGTGATGAATATGAGAGCTTTGGACCTGTAGCTCAAAATGTTATTGATAGACTTATGGACGATCTCGATAGTGAATTAGAAACCTACTAACCTAAATAACTATATGTTCCAGTTTCAATTTGATCTTTTGGTTGAGCAGCTATTAGAAGAAGCTTCTAAATGTACTGGGCCTACCAAAAAGGCTTCATCTACTTCTAAAAATAAGAAGTGGATGCAATGCGTTAAGAACCCCTCAGGTGGGGGATATAAGCGCGTCCATTGGGGTCAAAAAGGGGTAAAGGTTACTGGAGACTCTGGTAATACGAAGCGTAAGAAGTCCTTTAGAGCGCGACATAAATGTAGCTCTGCAAAGCCAGGGACTGCTAAGTATCAAGCTTGTAAAGATTGGTAATATATACATTATGACACCGTTTAATAAATTAGTACAAAATATCATCACAGAAATGCTTGATGATGGTGAAGAGTATCAGGATATCGGTCCTGATGAAGATCCTGGATCTAAAGGGCATAACTATATGCTTCAATTAAAGGCTGAAATAGAAGAGCTTCACGACAAAATAGGATACCCTACTTCTAACCTATCTGGCATGTCTGTTAAGCAGCTTGAGAGAATGGTTAAGATTGCCAGAGAAACCTTAGCTACTCAACGCCGATATGAAGATGAAAGACCTTATTAAAAATAGATATTTTTATATAGGGTTAATCATATCTGCTTTTGCTGTATTAGGAGTCTCTACTATAACGTTTAACCTATTGGAAAAAGTAGAACCCTCCCTAGACACTTATGTTGATGGAGCATATATTTCTAAATCAAAGAAATATGTTAAAGAGATACAGCAAGTATGCGAATCTACCCCAGATAAAGAGTATTTGTTAGTAGCCTTTATAGGATCGACTATGGAAATTATTATTAGAGTCGATAGCTATAAAAATTGGAAAGATGAATATACAGATAAGTTAGAGAGATGTATAAAACTAACTCTTATGAGAGGCGGTCATAGCTTTGCTCTAATGCCTTTACAAGAACAAGATAAGGGATCTCTCGTTATAAAATGAAAACGTTTTTAAATTTCTTTATTGAGAAATCTGTTCACGATCCAGTAAGGCCTGGTATATTAAAGCGGCAGATAAAGGGCAAGATAACATGCTCAAAAGCGCGGTCGTTAAAGGGAAAGCAGAAGAATAAAGGAAGCAATACCTCTAAGGCCGCTCAGCGCTTTTGTAATTATAGGGGTTGTAAATGTTAATGATACATATTGTATATAAAACGACAAATATTTTAAATAACAAATATTATATCGGAGTGCACAGTACTCATAATATTAATGATAATTATTTGGGGTGCGGGCATTGGCGTGGTAGAAAATTAAGAAAAAATTCTAATGTGCCTATATTAAATGCATTTAATAAATATGGGGATATCAATTTTAAAAGAGAGATTCTTTTTATTTTAGATACGAGAGAGGAAGCTCTATTAATGGAGGAACAGTTAATTAATATTGATGATCCAATGACATATAATGCTAGAACCGGGGGTAAGTCAGATTATATATTTACCGAGAGTGTAAAAAAGAGAATGTCGGAAAAGGCTATTAATAGATCTAAAAGCAATTTATTACAAATAAATATTTTAAAAGAGTATAGCAGACAAAGAAAAAATAAAACATATGTTCAAATTTATGGGGAGGAAAAAGCAAAAGAAATTTCCCTAAAAAAGTCAAAAGCATTAACAGGTAGAAAATTAACTGAGGATCATAAGAAAAAAATGAGCAATAACCGTAAAGGGAAGGACTGTGGTAGGTGCAGTGGGAGAGTTAATGTGTGGAATTCTTTAGAGGGCAGACTTATGAGACTTTATAAAGAAGATGTTAATACGGGGATAGAAAATGGTTCTATAAAAGAGCAATGCTACATAGTTAATAAATTTCAAAGAGCGCAATTTATAAAAACAAGATAATATTTTTTTTATCAGTTTGCGCTTTCTGAACTATCACTGTTAGCAGGCTTTATCTTAACAAGACCTATTGTGAGCTTGATAAACTTTGCGAGCTTATCTATATGATGCTGCTTTGCTTTAATGGTCTGAAATCTCCTGAGAAGCGCTGAACAATATATTATCAATTCTTGCTTTCTCTCTTTATCAGCAGATTTATAATCTTCTACTAATTTTATGAGCGGAGTGGCAAGAATGTATTTAATAAATTCGCGCTTATCATTTTCAGTCATCTTAGTTTACGTACTCGCCATCGCCGCAGCATCTTTTGCAAACTTATTAGCTACTGATTCTACTCCTTTTGCTATTTTATCTCTTGCCCCAGCCATGCGCCTTGTAGCTGCGTTTAGACTCAAATATTTACCTTCTGGCATCCTGGAGACAAGTTCAAGAGCAGCGTTGATAGAATTAAATTTGAGATCTTCTGCCTCTTCATCATACTCTTCATCATCCGCTCTTGGATCATCGCCATACGGAACATCAGTATTAGGCTTGCCCTCTACATATTTACCTATAAGATCGGCAAGACTTTCTTTCTTCCCCTCTTCAGACTCCATCATATAGTTCTCTTCGCACTCATCGCAGCCTCTACAGTTACATCCGTGCGCGGCATGAGAGCAATGACCCTCTACCAATAGAGCGGCTTCAAGTAAATTTTCAAAATTTGCTTCTGTTCTAGTAAGTTTCCTCATAATGTTATTTATTTACCTTTCTTCCAACTGACCCTCTTTGCGCCTTTTTTCTTATACATTCTACCTTTTATGTTTTTACACTGCGCTCTCGTAGGTCTACAAGCAGGATAAGAGCCTTTTGATGTATCGGAACGCCCGCAAGGCCCTCCTGTTTTACAATTAATCCAGCCTTTGAAGCTTTTGCCCGTCTTAGGGTCTTTATGAGATTTAAACCAATCTCTCAAATTTTCAAGAATATACTCTTGAAACGTTATCATCCCATTTTACCCCCACGCTTAACGCATTTCTGAACATACCCTGACGCATATGCGGATGGCCAAACGTCATATTTTTGTTTTGCTTTCGCCTGGCATTTTGCTCTTGTTTTAGAGACTTTTTTCTTTTCCTCAAATAAGGCTCTTTGGACCAAATCTTGAAAGGTGTATCCTTCGTTAGCTGTAGACGCGTATAATGCTTTTACATACTCCTTCGCTTTAGCAGCGCTCTTCGAGCATCCAACCTTTTTGCCGGTCTTCTTATAGACACATTTACCTTTGCGTTCGTACGGCATTATTTTTCGCTAAGTTCGTGTTCTATTTTTTTAATCAGATTATTAACATTTATTTGTAGCTTCTTTGCTTTATCTACATTATCTGATAGTTTATTTTTATTGATTTTCATCTCAAAAAAACCAGACTTATTATATTCATTGCTTAGACTAATATTAAGTTCTGCGATTTCATTTTCGAGATCTACAAGCTTAGCGCATATTTTAGTTGTCATCTTGTTGGGCTTCATACTTATTTATACATAACTTGAGCCGATCTACCTCTTTTAGCAGAGTATTATTGATTTTAACCAGCTCTTCTCTTTCTCTCAATAATCTATCTCTTTCGCCCTGAACATCTTCTAATAGTTTCATAGCTGTTTCAACAATAATTGACGCTTGGTCTATCTTATCGCTCACAACATCCTGCTCGAGTTTCTTTGTTTCAGCCTTATTCTTATTAAAATTACTTATATAATTTATAAGAGCAGTGAGCGCTGAAGAAGAAACTATAGCAACTAAGATGCTTACCATACTATTATTGTCCATCGATTAAATATTTATTGATTTACCTAATTTTTACTATATATTCATTATATGGACCATCTCACAATTTCAGAAGATTTTTATACGATACAAGGCGAGGGCTTTTCTACCGGGGTACCTGCTTATTTCGTACGGCTAAAGGATTGTAATTTAACGTGCGGCGCGAGTTTACAGAAGGTAAAAGACGTTAAAGGGGCAGGAGAAGGCGAGACGGAGTCGGGAAGCTTTCAAGGAGACCTTCATTCAGCCGGCAATGCTACTTGGACTTGCGATACTATTCCGGTATGGATATTCGGCCATAAGAAGCCTTTTAGTTATCTTTTCGATAAATGGGATCAAAATAGACTACTATCTGATATTGCGTCAGGGCTAATCCATGTTATATGGACGGGAGGTGAGCCTACTCTGCCCCGCAATCAAAAGTCTATTGTAAGTTTTGATGCTGCGTTTAAAGACTTCTGTAAGATGAATGATTTGTTTTTCAATCCATATTATGAGATTGAGACGAACGGTACTTGTGTAATTCAAGAGGATCTGCTTTTAAAACTTAATCAAATTAACTGTAGTGCTAAATTAGCGAACTCTGGAATGACATTAGAGCAGCGTGTTGTCGCTGATGCTATCGAATCTATTAAATCGCATCCCTTTCATACTTTTAAGTTTGTTATTTCTAACGAACAAGATTTGATTGAGGCGTTTGATACGTTTATTAATCCGTTTAAAATATCTCTACATAATGTGTGTATTATGCCGGGACTTGATGATCAAGATAATTTTCACGAAAGAACTCTCTTCTCTATGGAGATGGCGAAGAAGTATAAAGTGAGAGGTCTTACCAGGCTTCATGTGAGTGCCTGGAATAAGACTACTGGAGTTTAATATGGCGTATTTAAATCATAACATACCGACCATTACGTGTCTTATTCGTAATGAATATCTTTTTAATTTTGAAAAAGGTTATAAAGAGTTTACAAAGGCAGATGTTCATAGTGTCGCTTCTATTCAAAAGAGAGTTCCGCTCTTCGAAGCGTTTCTTGAAAACGGAGTGAATTGGACTCGAAGACCTATACATGCTTTCTGCTGGAGAGAGGACGCAGAGATTCTACCTCTTAGCGAACATATGTATTGGGATTGCTTCTCATCTTATGTTGATGTTCAAGTAAGGGAAAGAATGTCTGGTCTTCGAGCGGATTTAATTTCCCTTACCAGTCAGAAGCGTCAAGGCATTTATATGTTTACGCTCGACTGGTCTCATGAAAATAGAAATATGTTAGATACAAATTTCTCCGAGACCCCTGAACATAAATGCGGGCATCTGTTTAAAATGGATAATGGCAATTATTTTATATATCCTAATAATAGAATTATTTGGAATGATACTGCTTGGACATTCAATAAAATTGATAAAAATCCTGGATATAAAATCGATATGAATGTATATTCAGTGGAAAATAAAAATAATTTTGAAACTGATTATAATTATTTTACAAATTTTAATAATGTCGATCAAAAAACAACAGGAAATAATTCATTCAATAAATAACAATACCAAAACAAGATTAAAGCCATCTACGGTATGTGATGGGGTGGGGGTATTTGCTTTAATTAATATTAAAGAAGGAGAAAATATTTTTCCAGATATTATTTCCGATAGCAATCTTATTGAATGGGAATATATAGATAACAATGTAGTTAAAAAATATTTAAACTCTCTATGTAATACAGATAATAAAGGAATATATCTTTCAAGGCTGCCTAATGAGATTAACATCTCATATTATGTTAATCATTCTGATAACCCCAACGTTTTTCATAATTTAGACTTGGATCAATATTTCGCTCTCAAGGAAATATATGCGGGGGAAGAAATATTATGTTGTTATACAGAGCAGGAAAAAAAAGACTTTTAATATAAATAAGAAAAATGGATAGACGTAATTTTATACAAGTTGGTGGGTTAGGGGCTTTCGGTCTCACCTTCAGCGATATTTTAAGAGCACAATCATCGTATGATGGACCTGCTCCAAAAATAAAATCGGTAATCAATATATTCTTACCAGGGGGTATGTCAGTTCAAGAATCATGGGACCCTAAACCGAACGCACCGGTAGAATATAAAGGGCCCTATAATGCTATAGATACCTCTGTACCTGGCATTCAACTTTCAGAACTATTTCCTAATGTTGCGAGAATTATGGATAAGGCTACAATTATTAGGTCTATGACTCACGGGGAAGCAGCCCATGAGAGAGGCACTCATAATATGTTTACAGGGTGGAAACCTTCCCCCGCGCTCAAATATCCCGCTCTCGGCTCTATTGTATCGCACGAACTTGGTATACGAAATAATTTACCCGCTTATATTTCTATACCCAATCAAGCAAATGAGTTTGATACTACAGGGTTTATCTCGTCCAAGCATGGAACATTTAGTCTTGGATCTGATCCTGCTGATCCTAATTTCAAAGTTAGAGATTTAACTTTGCCGGATAATATAACTATTGAGAGATTTGATAGGAGAAAAAATATACTCGAAACTGTAGATAACAAATTTAAGAGTATTGCCGCGTCTGATAATGTATCAGCAATTGATGAGTTTTATCAAAGAGCATATAGTCTCATATCATCAAAAACTGCTATTGAGGCTTTTGATATTTCAAAAGAAGATGCTAAAGTTAGAGAAAATTATGGAAATAACCAGGCTGGTCAGAGATTGTTAATGGCGCGGCGGCTTGTAGAAGCAGGTACTCGCTATATTACAGTCACTTACGGTGGTTGGGATCATCATGACGGCATTCAAGGTGCTATGAAATCAAATGCGCCTGCGCTTGATAAAGCCCTGAGTCAACTTATTGTTGATTTAGAGGAAAGAGGAATGTTAAATGAAACTCTTGTTTTAGTTACTTCCGAGTTTGGCAGAACCCCTAAGATAAATAATACGGCAGGTAGAGATCACTGGCCGAGAGTGTTTAGCACATTCGTAGCAGGCGGGCCTGTAAAGCGTGGATTTGTATATGGAGCGTCAGACTCTCTTGGAGGAGAAGTTGAGGATACGCCAGTATCTCCTGGAGATATATCAGCAACTGTTTTTAACCTACTAGGTATAAATCCAGAGAAGACGCTCATGACTCCAGATCTTAGACCAATTATGATTTCCCCCGGAAAAATCTTAACGGATATTTTCGGATAAAAAAAAACATGAATAAAAAAACAACCCTAATAGTGATAGCAGCGCTTCTATTTGTTCAAAATAGTCACGCTGATAATAGTAATTTTTTAACTCGGATAGTTAAAAAAATTGCAGAGGCTTCACAGCCGGCCAATATTAACGGTAACCTAAAAATATATACGGTAGCAAAAAAGCAAGTAGGCACTTATTATAGGCCTGGTGTAAAGGCGCAATGCGCCAATTTTGTTGGGCATGTTGTCTCAAAAGCCGGTATTGAAAAGCCTGCTTCTGCTAGCATGGCTCGGGCATGGCTCAAGTGGGGAAAACCGGTTAGTTGGTCCAATAAAAAGCCGGGCGATTTAATTATTACCTGGAGGGGCAGTCGGGGAGGCTCGTATGGCCATATTTTAATATACGCAGGAGACGAAAAAGCGATACATCGATCTACAAGTGGCAAACTTGTTTCATATGTAGATACGGATCGATATCAATCTAAAGTTCTTGGAGTGCGTCGAGCAGACTAAAATTAACATTAACAAAAAAATTAAACCCTTTCTTCTTTCGAAGGAAGGGTTTTTTTTGTGTAAATTGCTTAAATAATAATTAGGATGAAGGCAAAAATTATTATCTTGTTTGTCGGTCTTTTAGCACTAATGTCAAGTGCTCAAGAATATGCGGAAATTAACAATAGATTAAACCAAATCTATAAAGAAAAAAATATCCAACCCGGAGGTAGAATATCCGATGAAAAATATATTCGTCGAGCCTATCTACAAATAGCGGGGAGAATCCCAACTATAAATGAATATAATGAATTCATTTTAAACACAGACCCAAACAAGCGACACAAACTGGTTGATAAATTGATTGCCAGTGAAGATTATGTTTCTCATTGGTTTAATTATTGGGCAGATATCCTTAGAACAGAAGACAGATTTAATGTTAACTATATGGTTGGTGAGCCTTATATTGATTGGATTAAATCTTCAATAAAAGAAAACAAGCCGTATGATACTTTTGTAAAGGAAATTATCACCGCTACTGGAACTGTTTATGAGTCTCCCGCGACGGGGTATTTTTGGAAAGATAGAGGAATGCCTCTTGATAATTTAGCAGGTACCTCTGAAATATTTTTTGGAACAAATATAAGTTGCGCTCAGTGCCATGATGATCCATTTAATGATTGGACCCAAATGGATTATTATAGATTTGCTGCCTTTTTTGTTCAAACTCAGGAAGCGGCAGGCACAAAAGAAGAGAAAGAAAATATTAATAAACTTCGAGACTATGTAATAGAAACTCGAAAAAAATATGAGAGTGAATCTGCCAGTGAGTCTCCTTCTGTAGAGCCAGATGAGTTGACTAAAAAGATTATTGCTCGGGGAACGGAAAACAATATAACTCAAATATTACGCGCATCTAATATAGCGATAGAAGTTAATAAAGATCGCAAAATGAAGTTGCCTCATGATTATAAATATGAAGATGGCGAACCTAATCAAAGTGTTACGCCGGCCTTCTTATTCGGCAGCAAAGACGTGAAGACTCCTGAAGATTATCGCAAAGATTTTGCTGATTGGGCCGTATCAAAAGATAACCCCTATTTTACAAGGAATATTGTAAACAGGTATTGGAACGCTGTATTCGGAGTCCCTATAATAACCCCTATCGAAGAGATATCTACAACAACAAATATTCAAGATGAAAAACTAATATCTCTTTTAGAAAAAATATTTAAAGAGCAAAATTATGATACTAAAAAGTTTTTGGCTACTCTTTATAAAACAAATCTATTTGAAAGATTTAGTTATGTTGAGGAAAGTTTAGATAAGTATAATTTTCAAGGGCCCTTGCTACGAAGGCTCTCTGCGGAACAGGTTTGGGACTCCTTACTTACCTTATCTGTGGATAATGTAAACTATTTTAAATCTACATATTCGGCAGAATATAATACTCTAATGAATGTAGACGCATCTAAAATAACTATAGAAGACTCTATTAAAATGGTAGATACCTATAATAAAATACGCAGCGCAAAATATGAGACGGCCCAAAAATCAAATGGGCTTGTTCTTATTAGAGCATCTGAAATAACTATACCAAACGCAACAACAAATATATTGAGAGAATTAGGGCAATCAGAAAGATTACTTATACAAGACTCTACCAGAGAAGGGTCAGTAACTCAATCTATAATGTTTATGAACGGGCCCATTTCAAGTATAACAACCGATAAGAATTCTGCTCTAATGAAGAGTATACAAGGCAAAGAGGCTAAAGATGTAGTAGATATTGTGTTTAAATCCATCCTACAGAGATTGCCATCTATACAAGAGAGAGATTTATTCTTACAGTATCCTAAAGAGGATTTAATATGGGCTTTAACCAACTCACACGAATTTAAATTTAACTAATATTATGAAAGCGCAAAATAGACGACAATTCATATCAAATATAGCAAAAGCAGGCCTAGGGGTTTCTGCTCTGTCCTATATACCTAAATCATTTGCTTCCCAAAATACAGGTAAGGCAAAACATATTATATATATCTATATGGAGGGTGGAATGTCTCATCTTGATACATTCGATCCAAAAGAGCATCCCGAGACAAAAGGTAAGTTTAGTAAAATATCTACTTCTGCCGACGGTGTGTATATTTCTGAACACTTAAAAGGTATAGCGAAACATATGGATAAAGCCGCTATTGTGCGGTCTATGGCAGTTACGACTGGAGACCACGCAGGGGCTCAATATAACGTTAGAACATCTTATAAGCAAATAGGCACTATAATCCACCCCGCTCTAGGCGCTTGGATGGCTAAATTTAACAAACAAGACACGACCTTACCAAGCAATGTTCTAATATCTGGGCCTGCTAAACACCCCGGCTCGGGTTGGATGCCTAAAATTTATTCCCCCATACCGGTTATTGATCCATCTAAAGGTCTTCAATACTCTGATATTAAAGATATAGAAATGTTTAAATCGAGATGGGAGATACTAAACAAACTCAATAAGAACATTAATGAGAATGCTAAATCCCCTGAAGTAAGAGCATATGTTGAGTTCTATGATGAAACAATAAAACTTCTACAAAGCAAAGAACTTGAATCGTTTGATATTAGCAAGGAAGATAAAACCTTACGCGAGACAAAGTATGGTAATAATCGCTTCGGTCAGGGCCTCTTGCTAGCGAGAAGACTAGTAGAAAATGGAGTTTCTTTTGTAGAGGTCAAATCTGGAGGCTGGGATACTCACGTTAATAACTTTGATGCCTTAGAAACATCCTTGCCTCAGCACGACCAATCAATAACCGCTCTTATAGAGGATTTACAAGAGAGGGGATTGCTCGAATCTACTCTAATTGTTGTAGCAACAGAGTTTGGTAGAACCCCTATTATAAATGTTAATGATGGAAGAGACCACTGGCCTGGTGCTTTTTCTTGCGCTCTAATAGGAGCGGGCGTTAAGGGAGGAACAGTCTTTGGTAGCACTGACGAAAAAGGCGCTATTGTCGCTGAGGGTAGTAGAAAGATAGACCCTAAAGACTTTAACGCTACTATTGCTAAGATTGCCGGGCTACCACTTGAGGAGGAATTCTTCTCACCGAACGGCAGGCCGTTTAAAATAGCCAGTGATGGTAAGCCTATAGATGAAGTAATTGGATAAAAAAAGGGCCCCTTAAGGGGCCCTTTTTTCAAGGCACTCTGTTAACTGTTCTCCAGTCCTTTACTTTTTCGAGATATCTAGTTTGTTGGATAGACTTTTTTATAAGTTCATCAGAAACTATATAGTTATTTTCCCCATCAGGCAAATTCGTGCTCTCTATTACGGGCAATCTAGTATATGCTTCCCATTTAGGCTCAATAGGAAAAATACTATATTTTATGCTCGGGTTAGATGTTTTACATCCTACCGTTAGGAAGGCTAAAGATAATAAAAGGTATTTCATTTTCGCTTAGTATTTTTTTTTGGTGGTAATTTTTTTAGGTTGATTCTTCTCTACATTAGCCTTTTTACGGCCTCTCTTTTTTGGAGCATTAGAAGCAGTATAACCTAATTCCTTATTCAGCTCCTCTATATTTTTTTCTTTTAACTTTATATCAGTAGCATTATCTTCTACTTCGTTAGTTGTTTGCTGCTCCTTTACTTCGTTAATTGTCAATCGTTCTTTCATAGTACCATATATCTCGCTTAGAAGACTAACAACTTTTTCTATTATAACAATAATACTTTTCATATGATTTTATTTATATGTATAGTTGTAAAAGTAAAATGAAAATATAAATAAAATTATATGAGAATACTTAATAATGATACTGTTGTTTTATGTTGTGGTGGTAATAAGAAATGCCCGGTTGTGGAGCAACAAACGAATGGAATGGTAAAGATTACCGATGACTACGGTCATTCCATTCTTGTTAAAAAAGAAGAACTCGAAATGGTGCCTGACGCTTTAAAGCATTTCGATTCTAAAAAGCCCTTACAGGAAGCAACTAATACTGAGCAATTGATTTTAGGATGATTGGCATTTCTATAGCTAGTTGCGTCGGGCTTACTTTAATATTAAAATACGGCAAGCCTACCAAGCCTATTAGAGATTTTTTCAAAACCAAGGTAGAGGGGCTATTTGAATGCTCTCTCTGCCTTGGTTTTTGGTCTGGCATAATACATTGTATTCTGCTATCTATTATAGCGCCATCAATATGGCTCTTAATGCTACCATTCGCATCCGCAGCCTTATCATGGCTTACAGATACTATTATATTATGTGTAGAAATGGTAGAGATTTATTTAAAGGAAAAACTTAAATCTCCTTAAGAACTCTAGATAATTTAGATATGGGGATCTTAATCACTGCCCCTACTCGCTTATCCTTTAAGTAGGCGACTTCATCTACAACTTTCATAAGGCTAAAAACATTGCCTTGATCGTCCCTGTATTTGAATTTAGATTCACCCTCCTCCTGCTCTGGAGTCAATCTATCAGGCTTTGCTGGCCCGGTAATTCCGCGCCATGTGCCAGAAGTTGATAAATGAGGGGAATAATTAGGGTGTTGAACATTGGCTAAATTTGCACTAGGCTGCGTTGTTTCGATATTTCTAAAATTTTCATAAAGTTGATATATTTCTTCTTGATCCTTTGTATTCATGTTATATATTATATTTATATGAAACAAAAAAATAAGTTCATTGTTGGGGCGATTATCGGAAGTATTCTTCCTTTTCTCGCTGTGTCGTGTAAAACTACCGGGGTGTTGTCTGATGAGACTAAGGTGGAGTCTATTGCTGGAGTTCTTAAGGCTGGAACGCAAATTAGTGTTTCCGCTGTAGTTGCTTCTAGACCTGAAACTCGAAAATATTTCGAGGCTGCCGCGGTTGCTATTGATGTAGCCTTGGGAGGCAAAGATCTTACTCCCGAAACGGTTGCGAGTATCATTAAGAGTAATGTAGCGGCTCTTGATAATTTCGGTCAATATGGCGGCCTAGTTGAAGGAGGTATTAGCCTCGCTCTCGGCGCCTATAAGACGTTCTATCAAGTTAATATTGAAAAGTCTATTCAGCCATATCTCGTAACCCTGCTTAAAGGCATTCAAGGGGGTATTCGTGTGGGTGTTGATTCTAGCGGTCCAGCGCCGCAAGGAACCAATCCTATTACTACTCTAACCAAGGAAGCCCTTACCCTGTAATCAATTCAACCTTATGCCCCGTGGGAAATTAAATTTCCCACGGGGCTTTTTTTATTTTATGTATACGGTAAATCTAAGTTGGCAGGAGATTGAAGATGGCTGCGATCATATCGCTGACTATTTTTTAAATAAAAATATTTCAACTGTTGTAGGTATTGCTCGGGGAGGTATTATTCCCGCATCTATTATTGCTCGAAGACTTAAAGCAAACTTTATAGCAATAAGCGCAAAATCTTATAATGAACAAAATGTGAGAGAAACTTTACAGATACAGACTGTTAGTTCTATTGAAGATTTAGATAATGTTTTATTTGTAGATGATATTTGCGACTCTGGGCACACCCTAAAAGAGATTAAAAAAATATACAGCCATATTCCTAATTTATATACAGCCGCTATTGTATATAAACAGAACGATAATGTAATCCCGGATCGTTATTACATGCCCGTGTTTAATGATAACTGGATAGTCTTTCCTTGGGAGAAGGACTAAATATAATTAATGATATCATTCAAACGTTTCTGCGAAGAGTTTATACACTACGATTCTCAAGTAGCGAGAACAGGGGGCGGTCCTAGCGTATCTAATGCTGCTAGCACTGGTATCTTGAGAAAGCCTAGCCAGGTATCAACCCCGATTGTAGGAGATACTACATCATTTTCCGGCAATAACGTTTATCTTGTTAAAAATGCTAAGATACCTTTTGAATTAAAACTAAAGGAAAAGGATGGTATGTATAGCATTATAATACGAACCAAGGGAGACGATAAGTTTATACCTCTAGCCAGAACCGAATTTAGTAAACAAACAGAGTGCGATTTCGATGATAGAGAAGAAGCAGTACGAGCAGTAAGAGAATTAATTTTTAGAATTTCTCAAGTTGAAACTCCCCAAGCCTAGATTATATTGATATATGCCAAGATTAACTTGTAATATTACTGGTCATTCCTATTACGCTACAAATGGTCAAATAGAATCAAAAGCAAAGGCTGTTGAATTGCCGGTAGAAGAGTTTCTCGATATTTATGTAAGTAAAAAGGCTGCTTCCCTTCTTCAAAAGGGTCATACAATACAAGACATTAGACATCTTGTAGAGTGCGCTGAAGATATTCCAGAACTAAACGATTCCAGAATAGAAAAGATAACTTCTATTTATGTTCAATCTAACGTTAGACGAGTGCTTTCTAACTTTACTACAATCTCCTCTCTAGCCATCGACGAGAGCGACTCTTCAGTTTCAAAGTATATTGCTTTCCTAAAAAAATAATAAAAAAACCTTTTTAAGCGGTTATTTTAACATAATGGGTTTCAATAAGTTATCCATTATGTTTTTTATTTTTAACCTTTCATTACCCTACCATACTTTATAAATAGAAATACTATATGAACAATACTATCAGCGTTATTAAGCGAAACGGCGACAAGGCCAAATTTGACGAGAAAAAGATTAGAGACACTGTAAAGCGCGCCTGTAAGAACCTTAAAAGCGTAGATTCAAAGTTAGTTATATATAACGCAGAGGTTAAACTATACGACGGGGTCACCACAAAGGAAATTGATGAGTCCTTGATTAAATCTGCGCGTGCATTGGTCGAGGAAGACCCTGAATATAAGTATGTTGCTGCTCGATTGCTTCTTTTTACTATCTATAAATCCTGCTTCGGTCAAAGCACTGACGAGTCTGTGTTTGATATGCAATATAAGGCTTGCTTTAAAACAAATCTCGATTCGCTTATTAAGGAAGGTATAGTAAATCCTGAGCTTAAGAAGTTTGATTTTAAACGTATCGTAGAAGCTCTTGACCCTTCTAGGGATGAGCTATTTGCGTTCGAAGGCCTTGCTGCTGTCGCTGAAAGATATCTCTTTAAAGTTAAGAATCGTATTCTTGAAACCCCGCAAGCTTGGCTTATGCGAGTCGCTATGGGACTTTCTATTGGAGAGAAAGAAGAAGAAAGAACAGATAGAGCCATTGAGTTCTATGAGATGCTTTCTACTTTCTCTTATATGTGTTCTACCCCGACTCTTTTCTATTCCGGGTCGACTAAGAACCAGCTTAGTTCTTGCTTCTTAAATACCTTTGAAGATTCTATTTTTGGTATCTTTGATGGCTTACATCAAGAGGCTCAAAAGTCTAAGTTTGCTGGCGGTCTTGGTATGGATTTGACTCCATTCAGAGCAGGTAATGCGTACATTAACGGTACCAATGGATATACCCAGGGAGCTGTTTTCTTCTGGAAACTTTTCAATGATATGCTTGTAGCGGTAAACCAATGCTTTCCAGGCAATACAAAAGCAATTACACGAAATGGTATTAAATCTCTACAAAATATTGAAGCAGGTAATGATTATGTCTTAACAAAGAATGGGTGGCGGTTAGTAGAAGAATTATATTATTACCCTAAAGATGGTAAGGAGCTTGTCGATATTAAGCTTAGACACGGATACGAGCCAGTGACTTCAACCAAGGGACATCCTTTCTATACCATTACTGGCCATCGAAGCGATGTCACTGGTCTTTGTAACAAAGAAGTACTTAAATTATTAGAGCGGGGAGAACAGAAAGTTGAATGGGTTGAAGCTAAAGATTTAAAGATCAATCAATATATCGGTTTTCCTATCCCAACAGATACAGAACCTCATCGAGATTGGAAAGTTGAGGATGCTAAATTATACGGCCTCATACTTGGCGATGGCTGGGTAACTGAATCGAAGTCTGAGATGGGAATTTGTTTTAACTCTGAAACGAATATAGAGACAATTGAATTTGTTTTGAACTATTTAGATAAAAGGAAAATTAATTATTGGGTTAATGATGGCAAACAGATTGAAGGTCTTAGTGATAAATATGTATCGTTTGTATGGTCCTATAAAAAGCATATTGATAAGATGCCTTTTAAATACGACGATATTTATTGCGAAAAAAGAAAAAAACGCATTAGCGGTAGATTATTAACTATGAGAAATGAGTTAATTCACCATATTATTGAGGGCTTAGTACTATCTGACGGTCATGTTCATTTTAATAAAGAAATAACGTTTTATAATAATAGCGAAGAACTTATAGACACAGTAAGATATCTCCTACTTAAAGTAGGGGTATTGTGTAGTGGAAATATAAACAAGGGTAAAATAAATGGTAATGCAAAATTAAAAGGTATCTGTAAGGTTAATTCTGATGATAGCTTTGTACTTAGAATACCTGCTTATGAAGAATTGGCCACGATTCTAGATATAACCCCCGTAACTAAAAAACATTGGCTAACATATAACGGAATGGTCTTTACTAGAATAAAAAGTATTTCATATTCTGCCCGAGATTTTCCTATTGATTTATACGATTTAAAGGTTAATGGTGAACCAAATTATACGTTAATATCGGGAGGATTAGTTCATAATGGCGGCAAGCGTCGTGGGGCTGGTTGCGGCTATCTTGAAACTTGGCACTATGATATCGAAGACTTTATTGTTCTTAGAAAGAATGTGGGAGACGAAAGACGTCGAACCCATGATATGAATACCGCTAACTGGATTCCAGACTTGTTTATGAAGCAGGTAAACGTCGACGGGCCGTGGTATCTTTTCTCGCCTGACGAAACTCCTGACTTACACTCTCTCTTCGGTGCTGCGTTTGAAGCGAGATATTGGGATTATGTTGAGAAGGGCAAGCGCGGTGAGCTTAATCTCTTCAAAGAAGTAAAGGCTAAAGATCTTTGGAAAAAGATGCTCGCTATGCTTTTTGAAACCGGTCATCCCTGGATTACGTTTAAAGATCCTTGTAATGTAAGATATACTAATCAGCATGTCGGGGTTGTTAACAGCTCGAACCTTTGCACTGAAATAACTCTCCATTCAAAGGCTACTCAATATGAGCCAAATAATAATAGAGCGATTAAAGAGTATGGTGAAACTGCTGTTTGTAATTTAGGTTCTATTAACTTAAAAGAGCATCTAATCAAGTTAGATGGAAAATATACAATCGATTATAATAAACTCGCTAAGACTATCAAAGCGGGCACGAGAATGCTTGATAACGTTATAGATATTAACTTCTACCCGACCCAAGAAGCTAAAAACTCTAACGTCAGGCATCGCCCGATCGGGATGGGGTCTATGGGCTGGCATGATTTGTTTATTGCTCTTGATATTAACTACGATTCAAACGAAGCAGTTGAGCTTAGTGATAAATTGTACGAATTTATTTCTTATCATACTATTCTTGCGAGTAGTGAATTAGCTAAAGAGCGTGGCAAGTATAGCACTTATGAAGGGTCTCTTTGGAGCAAGAACATATTGCCGATTGATACATATAAGGAATTGGTAGCCTCGAGAATTAATAAAGCGGAAGATGACTACTTTATTAACAGAGGAGAAGAACTTGATTGGTCAGTTGTTAGGAATCATATTGAAGAATACGGTATGCGTAATTCGAATACAATGGCTATTGCCCCGACCGCTACTATTTCTCAAATCGTAGGATGTTCTTCTTGTACCGAGCCATACTTTAACGTATTGTTTGTTCGCTCTGTTTTAGGAGGAGACTTTACAGTTATTAACGAATGGTTTGTTAATGATATGAAGTCGAGAAATATCTGGAATCACAATATGATTACTAAGATTAAGCAGGTCGATGGAGACCTTTCCAGAATACCTGAGATACCAGCAGACATTGCTTCTAAGTATCGCGACGCATTTAATATGGACCAGTTCCAATTGCTTAAAGCTGCGACAGCGAGAGGTAAATGGATTGATATGGGAATGTCGGTCAATCTTTTCAATAATAAAACTAGCACAAAGTATCTACACGAGCTTTATACCACTGCCTGGAATATTGGATTGAAGACCACCTACTACTTGAGAAATAAGAGTGCTTCTCAGGTAGAGAAGGCTTCTACTACTTCTGTATCTAGCTTTGAACCTATGGCATTAGAATCTCTATCCGAAAGCGAGCTTGAAAGTAAGGTATGCCGCTTAGACGATCCAACTTGTGAATCTTGCCAATGAAAACTTTTCACAAACATGAACTAAATAAGCTTACAGATTTGCAAAAAGCATTTCTATTATTAATCGTTGAAAAATATACTGGTAATAAATATTCAGATTTATCCTTTATAAGACGAGATGTACTAGGAGCAATGCTTAATGATGTTCAGGATAAGATAACAAAAAAAGGCTTTAAACAATTACAAAATATAATCAAAAAATTAAATTATGAAAACAGGTAAACTATTCGGAGATGTAAAAGAGGGGGTAAATCAAATTTTACCACACGTAAATAAATGGGCTTGGGACCTTTACAAGAAGGGCAAAAATAACCATTGGAATCCAGAAGATATCGCAATGACCAGAGATATTCAAAACTGGTCTAACGGGACGCTCAGTGAGGATGAAAAACTCGTTGTAAAGCGTTGTCTCGGCTTCTTTGCCGGGTCTGAATCACTAGTAGGTAATAATCTTGTTACTCTTTTCGGATATATTACTGATCCGGAATGTAGGCAATATTTATCACGTCAAATATGGGAAGAGTGTCTACACAATGATACCATTGTATATATGTGTGATTCTATTCAAGATTTAAAGATTGAAGAAATCTATGAAGCATATAGCAATATACCTGCTATTGCCGCTAAGGATAACTTCTTGATGGAAGTGACAAGACGTATCAATACCAAGAATATTGATTCTTCTACTATCAGAGGCAAGCAAGATATTATTAGAACAAGCTTTCTTTATTGGATTATCTGTGAAGGGACCTTTTTCTTCTCTGGATTTGCTATGCTCCTCGCTCTTAAAAATAAGCTTCCCGGCATTGGGGAACAAATTGAATATACATTGAGAGATGAATCATTACATATTCAATTTGGAACACAGCTTATTAGAACGGCTATCGAGCAATACCCGGAGATATGGACCGAAGAGTTTCAAGAAGAGTTAATTGGATACGTTAAGCAGGCTGTTGAGTTAGAAGTTCAATACGCTAAAGATGTTCTTCCTCGCGGCATCTTGGGGTTAAATTCTAAGATGTTCTTAGAATACATGCAATATATCGGCAATCGTAGATTAGAAGCGGTTGGATTGAATTATAGATTTGAAAACGATAAGAATCCTTTTGATTTCTTGTCTGAAGTTCAAGACCTTATTAAAGCTAAGAACTTTTTTGAAACTAGAGTTATTGATTATCAGTCCGCTGGTGCCCTGGATGACGATTTCTAATACAAAATGACTAAATATATATATGAACTCCGGTGTAGCATCTAAACTTACATTATATATACTTATATCATGTATAACAGCATATATAAGCGAGTTTAACAATATTACATTAGTAGACTTGCAAATGCTTGATCCCCTACAATGGACAACTAAAGTAATCAGTATACTCCTACCCGGCCTCATTACATGGCGAGCATTTATAGACCAATCCATCACAACCAGCGATATCATTAACGATAAAAGCGACAACCTTTAATTTTTTATGGCAAATCCAATAGAAGACAAACAAGCTAAGCAATCTGAGCCCAATATCAAAATATTCTTAGATGATTTAGATAATAAAACTATACTCTTTTATGAGGAGATAGATGACATTTCAGCTCTACATGCAAATAGATTGTTGTTGAGTATTGATAAAAAGCTTTACAAAAAGTATTTGAATAAGCAATCTGAAGTCGATAGGTATAACGGCAAGGTTAGCCGCCCTATTATTAACCTTAGGATTCACTCTCAAGGGGGAGATGTTTTTTCTGCTCTATCTATTATTGATGTAATCAACCAACTTAACTGCGACGTTCATACGTATATCGATGGATGCGCTGCCTCTGGAGCAGCGATGATTGCCCTCCATGGCAAAAAGCGATTTATAGGGAAGAATAGTTTTATGCTTCTACACCAACTTCGCGGTTCTCAGTCTGGCAAATTTGAGGACATGCAAGATGAAATCAAGAATAGTGAAAAAATAATGCAACTTATTCGCGAAATGGTTAAGGAGAAGAGCAAGATTGAGCCAAAAGAAATTGATGAAATCTTAAAACACGAATGGTGGCTTACCTCTAAAGAATGTCTCGAATATGGTCTTATTGATGTAATAAAATAATTTGATTTTATTTTTTTATATCATATATTAGTATATGCCTAGATACTATTGTTATAGAGATATTAGTCTTATACCCAGCCTTGGTAATATTGGTTCCCGTTCTGAAGCGGATACCTGGCAAACTTTTCTTGATAGAGAGTTTAGAATGCCAGTGTGCCCTTCGAATATGAAATGCACCATTGACGCAGATATTGCTAAAAGGCTTTCTGCTGATGGCTATTTCTATATAATGCATCGATTCGACCACGATCAATTTGATTTTGTGGAAAAGGCGCAGAACTGGGATTTTATTTCTATATCAATAGGGGTAAAGCCTGAAGACATTGACCTTATTAAAAAAATAGCAGCCACATCTCTAAAGGTACACGCTATCACGATTGATGTCGCTCACGGTCATCACCCCTGGGTGAGGCAAATGGTTAAAACTATTAACTCTCATTTAGGATCGCGAGGCGTAAAAATAATCGCGGGAAATGTCGCTACAGCAGAGGGGGCTAAATATCTCTATGATTCAGGGGCAGATGCTGTAAAGGTTGGTATCGGTCAAGGAATGGCTTGTACTACAAAAGATAAAACCGGTTTTACATTGCCTATGTTTTCCTGTATTCGTAATATCTACGAGCAATATCCCCAGATACCTCTCATTGCTGATGGCGGTGTTAGATGTAATGGAGATATTGCCAAGGCATTGGTCGCGGGAGCGGATATGATAATGGCGGGAGGTACTTTTGCTCAATTATCTGATAGCCCTGCTAAGTTAATAACTGGCGCGGATGGTAAAAAATATAAAGAGTATTATGGTTCAGCTTCTTATCACAACAAAGGCCATATGAAAAATATTGAAGGCACCTTAGTATGTATTCCCGCAGAGTTTGCTTCATATAAAGATAAACTCGAAGAAATGAAACAAGACTTACAGAGTTCGATATCTTATAGCGGCAAAAAGAATATAAAAAATAAGTCCCTTGCTTCTACTAAGTGGGCTGTTGTTAGGTAGTAGCAGAGCGTATATCGTCTTGATTACCGACCCCGTCTCCTGTTATATTCGGGTGAGACGAGTTATTATTTGAGATTTTTCTCGCTTCCTGTTGGGCGTATTGTTGAATAACTTTATGGCTTTTCGATTCACCATACTCCTTAACTAATACCTTCGCGGGCCTTGATCCTTTTGATATGCCTCTTACCTCAGGGTAATTCTCTACATCTCTTGCTTCTGCTATAACATCTTGAGGGGTAGATCGTAACGATAGGGGTAAATTCTTAAATTGGTGAGCGTGTGCTTCGAGCTCCACAGCGGTAATTCTATTAGTACCTTTAACGGGCACATCTGAATTTGGTACGCCCGTTACCGCGGATACGTCTCGCGATGCCCCGAAGCCAGTGAACGGCTTTTGTACATATTCATCGATATCTGGATTGTATTCATATTCCGGCGGCACTCCGTAAGATACCCCGCTCGGATTCCAAGCCTTAACTCTAACGAACAGTTCGCCGAGAGATGAGGGCGCCTGGCCCTGACCGGAATACCCAGCAGCAATATTAACTATATCCACACAATCCTGTACCGTAAGCTTAGCCAACACCCTACCTTCAGGAATTGAACCTACTGTATCTTGCTCTCTCGACCAGCCTCTTAGTTGATACGTTTGGTCTGTAGTTTGAATTTCCGCGGGAGCGGTAACGTGCTGAAGATATAACTCTCCATTTACTATAGCACTGCCCCCAACGGTGATATTATTCTCCACCCCTACAGAGCCCCCCAGAGCGATTTGCTTACTCTTAGATTGTCTTAACGATAATATGTCAGCTGTTATAGTTAGAGACTTGCCCGCGTCAATAGACATACTACCTGCGGTTGTAAGTTCTACCAAATGTAGCCCGGATACCTTTGTTGTGACTCCAGCAATTTCACTTACCCCTGTTGTCCTTAAAATAATGCCCCCAGACCCCGCATCAATATTAAACTTATTACCGCAAGATATGGTATAGTTACCGCAAGGAAAATTACTGTCATTACCAGTATATTCTACGAGATTGGTTTGTTTATATATAGACGATGCCCCATTATCTCCTTGAACAACTCCAGCAAAGACTATACCCCCAATTGGGTCAACGCGAACAGCGGGAAAATCATTACTCACAGCGCCCACCCGCATATAATAATCTTTTGTTATTTCTACGCTTTGGTCTCCTCCGTTGCCTTCATTTTTCAATACATCGTCGAGTTTTTTATTTATCTCGATTAGTTTATTTTTAATTTCCGTAACAGATGTACCTTCGGTACGATTAAACGACCCCCCAGCGGTCGAAGGGCTTCTATCGACGGACGATCTTGTATCCCATCCAACCTTATTGGCATTCGTTCTATAGTTTCCACTCGAAGACCACGCTTGCTTATTTTCCTTTATCGGAGGACGCTCGCCGCCCTTGAGGCCAAGTTGACCCTTTACATTAAGTTGTTTTATATTGCTATACGATGCTGTTTCTGGGGGTATTGCGAGGCCGGTAGGATTGCTTTTTGCCGCGGCTCTAACCTCCTTAGGGGTAAGAGTTTTAATAGATTTTATCGACGTTGATGTCTTACTACCCCCACCTGCTGTATATAAGTTTGGATTTGGTCTGCGTTGACTCTCATCTATTTTTTCTCTATGATTACCATATATAGAGTTAGTAAGGTCGGTCCCAAGAGTTCTCTCTGTCTTAAATTTGGATAGGATAGCCGCCCTTTCTGCTATTACCTCTTTCGCTTTTTTATATACCTCATGATTTCTACTGCCTGTTCTAACAGAGAAAGATTGGTCGCATACAATATTATAATTTTTATACGACCTTATTATAGTATCCCCTTTTATGGTTTTAAATTCATCCCCTAATATAAATTCACTACTCTTGCCATGTATCATTTGTTTATACCCGGAATTATCCATTTGTATAAACGAGCCGTCGCGGTGAGATATATTTATCTTGGGAAAATAGTCTGTACCGGTAAATGATAAAGCGCCTGCTCTACTATTAAATATGAGTTTTTCTCTAAGTAGTTGCTCACCTTCTTCCTTATTATTTTCAAAATTATTAGGATAATCTATCCCGCGGAATCCCTCATTATCGGCCCCGTAAAGACTTTTCCACTCAGATGAACTATAGTGATATCCGAAATATACCGGAAGGTCCCATTCCCCGTTTTCAAAAAATACCCAAACAAGAGAGCCCACGCTTGGTATAGAAAACATCCCCTTAGCCTGATTAGAGTATAACTCAGGCATCATCGCGTTATTATCAGGGTCAGTAGTCGGGGTAACAGGTATATTATTTATTGTTTCATCCTTAGTATGTCCCGCGGAGAGTATAAAATCACTTTGCTGTAAAGTAAATCCAGCAGACTTAGGATCATTTATTGGCTGCTCCCCGGCTTTTAACTTTTCAGCAAACTCTAATCTCTGTATAGGATTATCTACTGTGGTTACTGTATGGTTTTGAGGATTATATGAAGAACTTGCCCCAGATCCAATAAGAGGGGATATTTGCCGAGCCCAAGGAAGTATATTCTTTAATTTTTGTATAACTTGCGCAGGTAATGTAGAAAAATCTTTGAAATCTATTTTTATGTTTGCGTCTTCTTTATCTATCTCCTCAGGGATTCCCGCGAGGGTAGGCATTAAAGTTGGGATGAATATCTTTACTTTGCCTGCTCTGTCCGGGTCATTATTTTGAACAACGTACCCTAAGTAAAATCCTGTGTATTTTTTGTGCATTTTATTTCAAAAGTTCTTTTACTGTCTGTAAATTTTTTGACGCGCTTTCATTAGTATTATTGATATAATTGGTAATATTGGAATACCGCTCAGCCTCTTCTTGTAATATTTTATATATATCTGTTTTACTTTCTACTGCGTTTGGGTCTCTCTTGAAGCTATATATTTCTTTTGCTGTAGATCCCGCATATACATTATCTATTTCTTTTGATACTCTATATTCTACTCTACTCGCTGCGGAAGATATAGCGTCTCGCTGTTTAGTGCTTGATATATACTCGCTAGTGCTCAGAGATGCTTCTTGAGAGCTTTTTACTAAATTACTAGCAATTACATCCTCTTTAATATTTTCAACAGCGTTCTTTTTTACCGCTACATATACTACAGCTTCTTTTGCTGTAGGGTCAATATTATTTTTGTTTTTAATAATTTTAGAGACTATTCTGGTTGACTCATCAGCCTGCTCGTTAAGAGGCTTCTCGTTTGTAAAAACGAGCAGTTTATTATTTTCCTGAACTAGTTGCTCAAAAATATTATTTGACATTTATTATATTTAATGTTGAAATCCTCGTTTTCCAGTATATATTGTATTATGAATATATTGATCGCTCATGAAGCGCCCATCGCTCTTATGGAAGAAGTGCAACAGCATACTGACTATGATTATGCTCTTGTTCATCATTTTGAACACTACGAAAACTATTTTAACTTCTTTAAGAGAGGTATTGCTAACGGTAGAGAGGTAATTCTTGATAATAGTATATTTGAACTCAAGACTGCATTTAATCCTGAAAAATATATAGAATGGATTGAAAAACTCCAACCGACCTTTTATATTGTACCTGATGTTCTTGAAGATGGTTATCAAACTATCGATAACTATATGAACTGGGTTGATAATCATAGCAACTTACCTGGCATCGCTATGGGTACTATCCAGGGTAATAATTATCATGAAATTGCGGATTGCTATAGGGCAATGTCTCTTCATTGCCCGTATATTGCCATTTCTTTTGATATGGAGTATTATGATATTACCGGGGTCGGTAGACAGAGAGCGGAGCGTAGATGTGATGGCAGAAAGAGACTTGTAAAGCAATTGATCGCAGATGGTTTATGGAATTGGGATAAACCTCACCATTTACTAGGCTGCTCTCTCGCAAAAGAATTCTCTTTCTACAAGCATAATAATATTTACAATATTCGTTCTATCGATACCTCTAACCCGGTAATCGCTGGTATCCAAGGAATGAAATATACTAGCGATTTTGGCTTACCTGAGGAGATTCATCTTGCTGATAAGGCAAACGAGATTTTTAATAAGGAAGATTTTAGTGTAGATCAGATACAACTAATTAAAGAGAATATTTGGTCGTTCTTAGATATTGTTAAATGAAGAAAAAGTGGATAGCATGTTGTAGTCAAACAGGCAGTGAAATTTTAAATATATCGAGAGCAATAGGCAACTTTCCAGATATTTTACTTACTAATAATTCGTTTGATAAATTAAATCCGAGCATTATAGACTACTATAAGGATTGTGAAGAAAAGACTCTTCTACAGGTTGATGTAAAAGTCACAAGCAGGATATATAATGAGGTCTTCTCTAAATTTAAATCTCCTATAATAACTCTTAACGGCTGGTTAAAAATTATACCTCCTGATATTTGTGATAAATTTACTATCTATAACGGTCATCCTGGACTGATTTCTAAATATCCTGAGCTCAAGGGTAAAGACCCGGTTGAGCGTGTCTGGGAAAATAAACATCAATACACTCACTTCGGTAGCGTTATTCATGTCGTAACTCCTGAAGTAGATGAAGGTAAAATTATATTAGAGAATAGTGATACTCTTAACTTCGATACATTTGAAGAACTTGATACTGCTCAGAGAAGTATATCTTTAAATTTGTGGATTAATTTTTTAAAGAAATATATTAAGTAATGGGAAAAATAATTTCATTTAGCGGTGCTCAATCTTCGGGTAAAACTACTTTGTTGAATATTTGTCAGCGTCAGAGTTGCGAAGTACTCAGTCCTTTCAACGGGTATGAGTTTGTTCCTGAGGTGACGAGATTGATTAAAAATAAATATAACTTACCAATAAACGAAAGTGGTACAGATATAACTCAACTTTGTATTATCAATCAGCATATTGATAACTATCTTACCTACCAATATAAGAATGTAATAATGGATAGATGTATACTGGATGGTTTAGTTTATACGGAATATCTTGTAGAAAATAATCAGGTAGATAGTCGCGTCTTAGATTTTGCTCGGTATATCTATGATATGCTTATATCAAAGATAGATGTAATTTTCTATACTGATCCAGCTATACCGCTTATCGACGACGGCGAGAGAAGCATAGATGTAGATTTTAGAAATAGTATTATTGATAAATTTAATTTCTATATTAAAAGTCTAAATAATGTAATAAAATTAGCTGGATCTGTAGAAGATAGGCTTGATAAAATCAAACGAACACTTATATTAAACAATGAATAAACTAGATAACTCCAACATCTCCGTTCACCTCGGTCAAACCTCGCAATATAAAAGCCAGTACGATCCTAAACTCTTGGTTAGAGAGCCGAGAGAGAATAATAGAAAGCACCTTAAAATTAAAGATCATAATCTACCTTTTGTAGGGTATGATACCTGGAATGCTTACGAAATTTCAGCATTGACTGATGACGGTTTACCTGTTACTGGTGTTGCTAAGATCGTCTACCCTTGTTCTAGTAAGTATATTGTTGAGTCTAAGTCTATCAAGTTATATTTTAACTCATTTAATATGACCAAACTTGGCAACTCTGCTGATCAAGTATTGGATAGTATTGCTGCTATCGCAAGTAAAGACTTGTCTGATTATCTTGAGACTACTGTAAAGGTCTGTGTTCTTAGCAACGCTTTGTGTTTAGATACAGATGGAGCGGAAGCTAGTAATGAGTGGGGACATGTTAAAGAGCACTTTACTAATCAAAGTTATACTACTCTAGAAGATGAATATAATCTTGACGGTGTAGTTTTTAAGGTATATGAGGAAACTCCTAAACTTCTTGAAGTTGTAGAGTCTGTGTTCGATACTGTCCGATATCATAGCTCTCTCTTAAAATCTAACTGCCGCGTAACTTCTCAGCCCGATTTCGGGGATGTATATATACATATTAAGAAGGAAGGTAAGACGATTGATCCTATCTCACTTCTAAAGTATATTGTGTCGTTCAGAGATGAGTGCCATTTTCATGAAGAGATTTGTGAAACTATATATAACTCCTTGTGGAAAAAATTACAGCCTGAGGAGCTTCACGTAATGTGCTTGTATACTCGTCGAGGAGGTATTGATATATGCCCACAGAGAGCCTCTCATGAGCATCTACTTCATAAAGGTCTTGCAAATCATAAGAGACTTCATATTAAGACTCCCCGACAATAAAATTATAAAATCGCCCACCCGTGGGAGCTTTTTTGGAGCCCACGGGTGAGGTGATAAACATCTACTTTGTATTGCTTTTTCCACTCTACGAAGTAGAGCGTTTTAATCTCTCCTGATTGCTTATTTATTAGAGTGTACAGCTCTTTCTTTAGAGTATTACTAATCTTATCGTTAATTTGCTTTTTTTGCTCTTCTGTTCTTAATTGATGTACGCTCTTAACTACATTTGAATGATGTTGCTTGCGCATATTTTTTTCGTCCGTCGTAAGGGAGAGCTTTTTTAACTGCCTTGCCTCTAGAGATTTTTCTATTCTATCACGATTTATAGCGTCTCTCTCTTCAGCCGGCCTCGATAGAAATGTTTCTCGAGCCTTTATGGCCGCAGCCTTCATTATTTCTGGATTTTGTTGCTTGGTGAGTAATTCCTTTCTCTTCTTTAACTGTACTTGCTCGCTTGTCATTTTTTTAGTAGTATTCCCCCCATCTCCTCCTTCTGTAAAATTAAAGCAGGTTGTATCGGTAAATGTATTGTAAAATTTTATATAAAAAATTTCTTTTTCATTAAGTAATAATTCCTCTTTAACTATCTCTATAATTTTATATTCAAATCTGCTAGGATATTTCTTAAACAACTTAACTATATGTTTACCGTGGGGTAAGAAATCATTTTCATTTTTTGTCTTACCAATATATACAAATTTACTTCTTTCATTATCAAAAATGCCGTATATTCTCATAATATTATTTATATCACTTCGCAACCTGATTGGAAGTTTTTTTAATTAAAATAAAATTAACCCTCAGAGAGCCTCTCACGATTACTTACTTCATAAAGGCCTTATGAATCATAAGAGACTTCATATTAAGACTCCTAAGCAGTAAAAGATTAGCTTATATAAGACTCTTCATCGAAGACTCCGCCGTCCATCCTATCCTTATACCATCTCACATCATCGAGAGATATAGGGTAATAGTGATGGACGTCCACCCCTACATTAATAAGGTTCTTTCGTATCTTCCAGGCATCATGAACATGCCCAGTTAAGGAAAATTTAGACTTGGGGCACTTTGAGGGTATGTGATTCATATAGATGCTAGTACCATCTATATCACCATCCCACTTATCTAATATCTTTCTAAAATGCAAATCTAGAACAGGCATTCTCTCGTCAGTATCGTGATTACCTCTTATTAGTATTTTATTTTTACATTTTATTTTGCTTAATAGCTCCCTGGCTTTATCGTAATAATCGGTTAAAAAGACATCACCGATAACCCATAGAATATCCTCGTCTCCTACACGCTCATTAATGTTCTCTATAAGAGTATAATAATACTCATTGGGAGATCTAAAAGGTTTGTGATGCCTTTTAATGTCATTATCAAGGAAATGTAAATCAGATGTAAACCAATGCATATTCATATTTATATATAAACAAAAAGAAAGCCCTGGGGATTAAATCCCCAGGACTTCTTTAGATCATCCTTTGTCGTTTTCAGTATATCAAAAATATACTGATTGGCTCGCCGGCGAAAACGCCGCACCGAGTCCCTGAAGAATAATAACGTGGTAGTAGAGATTAGCACCGAAGATATTATCAACAACACCGTATCTGGTCAAGAGACCGACACGAGGCGCGAAATCATTCGGACCAATCGTACGCTGTACCATGACCGGAATGTACGGGCAGTAGATAATACCAGTATCGTAGAACTCAGGACCCTTATAGCCAAGGAGCGCATATTCAACGCCCTTGGAGTAGGTATTAGCAGAGCCATCCGGGAGAGTGCCATTGCTATAACCAGGTTCAGTTCCATAAATGCCGGTATTTTGAACTTCCGTACGAGTGTCACGATAAACATTGAAACGACCACCAAGATTACCTACCTTAGCAACACCGACGGGCTGAGTATTCACGTTGCCTTGGACCGGAACCCATTGGAATTCCGGAAGCATTTCGAGAATAGCGGCAACACGCGGGGTACAAACAATAAAGTTCGCAGCACCACGACGGTTACGTACAGCAATACGGTTAGCTTCGATAATAAGTCTTTGATAGAAGTCTCTGTTGCGTTCTACAAGCCAGCGACCATCGGCAGAAGCAGGGGACCAGACGGAGTACCCAACACCATAAGAGGTGTTAAGACAGGTCTGAATCATACGAACAATCATCTCACGGTCGATTTCCGCTTGGATCTCATACGCCATGGCGTTAGTGATCTCAGCATCAACATCGATACCGTTCATGTTCTTAAGGTCCTGCTCAAGTTCGACGGACCAGCGCGCGCCAAGACGTCTCGTACCAGCTTCAACAGCGGTCTTCTCGAACGAAATGTCGACTTGAGGGATGTTATTATTGATTTCCCAGTTCTTAAGGATCTCGGCGACGCCTTGATCCTGAGCTGCGAAGTTCCAATAAGTAGACTCCCCGGAAAGTCTCGAGGACGAGGTACCGGTAAAGCGAGTATCGATGAACTGATAGCCAAGCTCTTTGCTGTTAGCGTTACTAACGTTGGTGTGAGTACCAACGGTACCGCCACCATCAATACCACCAGTACCAAGACCAGTAGTATTGTATTTATAACGCAACGCGAAAGCAAGGCCAACAGGGCCACTCATGGGCTGAACGCCAACGATCTCGTTACTTATTAATTCAGGGAAAGTACGACGAATCATCGGAATAAGAATCTTCGGAAGACGAGCATCGCCAGTAGCATAACCGTCATTGCTAGTAATCGTGCCGGGAGGGCTATAAACCCCACCAACAGAAGACCCGGACCCAAAAGAGCCCCCATTCCCGCCGTAGCTGTTCTCCATAAGGAGACCACCTTCGGGGTTACGGCACCAGGCCTCTTGGTTCTCAAGCATGATAGCAGTATTGATACGAGTCCGCTCATCTTCAATTGGAGCGATAGACTTCGAAGAGTAGTTGAGCACTGGTGCCCACTTCTCAAGAAGAGTTTTCGCTTTATTTTGATCGATATAGTTTCTATTCATAATTCATTTTCTTTCACTAAGTTCAGGCTTCGCGAGCCTCGACAAAAGGGGTTAAAAAGTATTTATTACATGTATTTATCCAACTGCTCAAGATACCCATCAGTAGGGGTTCTTTGAGGGCGGGGTTGGGGAACTCTGTTTACTTGTTCGTTAATAATAAGATCGTCTATAGAAGGAGATTTAACTTTGACCTTTCTGGTCTCCATTGCTTCTTCTCTAAGGTTTTGAAGTTGCTCTTTTTCTTTCTTATCGTAAAGCTTGAGAGTATATTCAAAATTCTCGTTAATAAATTCAGGGGATCTGCTACCAAGAACCTTCTTAAGGTATTCTTTCTTCTTGGTAGGAAGGCCAGCGCTCTTCTGCTCAAGGAGAAGATTAGCAGCAACTACCCGGTAATGCTCAGTGAGATTTTCAATTTGCTTATTTTTCTCATCTAACTGATCTTGAAGAGCGTCGATTTGCTGCTTACCGTCAATAACTGCGGTACGAACAGACTCATCGAGAAGAGAACTTCCAATAGACAATTGGTTTCTCAAACCAGCAAGCACGGAGTAAGCTTTCTTATTTTTAACCGCTTCGTTAATCGCTTGCTGAGGAACTAATTCCTCAAGATAAACTTCTAAGTAATCACTGATATGCTTAACAACAGACTCTTTAAATGCGCGAGCATCCCCATGAAGAGCATTGTTATACTTTCTGATAACTTTCTTGAGCTTAAGAGCGTTATTCCTGTCAATAGCTTCAACAACTTTTACAAGCTTTTTCGTCTTATCGCGATCAATAGCTTCTAAAACTTGAACTAACTTATCGGAATATTCTTGATCTTGTAATTCTAAAGCAGCTTGCTCTCTAAGAACGGCTCTCTTCTCGACCTCTTCATTAAAAGCGGATTCGATAATTTCAAGAGATTGTTCATTGAGAAGCCCGTTTGTAGCTTCTCTAAGAACAGTCGCTATATTACTGTTGGAGGATGTTTTCTGTTGCTTACTCATGGGTTAAAAATTTTATGTTGTCCAGCGGATTTAATGCGGTCTTTAATTTTTAATTCTACCGCCTTCTCTAAAAAGAGATTAGCGAATTTGTAATCCTCCGCGATGATGGATGCTACAAATCCCTTTATACATTTTTTCTGAATACGCTTATTCATTTATAATAAATATATTTAATCAACTTAGTAGATATTTCTTAAAAATTTGATAATTTGTTCTGTTAAATATTGCTCTTTTTCTTTAGAAGGCAGATTTACAAATGCTTTTTCAAATACTTCATAGTTTTCTTGAAAATGCCCATCATCTTTTAATACCCATTCCTTAGATTCAAGAATGCCATTTACAAACGCTTCACTAAAAGAGGGGTCAGCGACACAGTCAATAGCGACGAGTCTCATATTCTGAACTTCATTATACGAAGTCTTTTCAGTGAGTTGACCGAGAGCGCGAGAAGACATACCAACCGTTACACCGTCATTAACAAGAGAATGAACGATTTTGCCGCAGGGTGTAGTTAAAACTTTAGACCTGCCAACAAACACATATCTATCTCCTTCTTTTTCTTCTTTGAGGAATTCAACCAAGTGGCAGGCTCTTTCGAGATCTACATCGGCAGAAGAAGGGTGATTGAGTTCTCCCATGGCTCTTTTCTTGCCGATCATTTCCTTGGTATATCTATCTACCTCTGAGCGCATCTCTTCAATAGGATAGCGGCGCTTATTTCTATTGACTGCCTCAGCAAGCATATAAGGGCCCTGAATATATAGAGACCTTGGCTGATTGCGATCCTTCTCTTCAAAAATATATTCGAATTCATCCAGAGATGAAGCTGCCTCGTCTGTAATTAGTCGGAATCCCATGTATATATTTATATGTACTTATCTAAAAAAGGTAAAAATATTAACATTTTTTTTATATATTTAATTCTTTTTCTGTAAGAATAACAAATTCTGCCCCGTGTCTCTTGGACCATTCCTCAGCAGCCGCCCATTTTGCCTGGTTTTGATTAAACATAGCCTGCTCGTAAAGTAGATTATTTCTATTGCGATAGCGTTTAGGATCTGGCGGGCTTGTATGTTTCTTAGGTTTAATCTCTATTAAATACCTTTTTATCTTATCACCTTCTTTGAGAATAATAAAGTTATCTACAAAATAGCGAGATGGTTTATTATTATTGGGATTTACATATGGTATAATAATATTTTCGCTTCCCCATTTAACTACATTCGGATTTTCATCGCACCATCTAAAAAACTTTAACTCATACGAAGACCTATAAACAGCAGCTGTGCCCTCGAACTTGAGATTATTCTTTGGCTTAAAAACACCTTGTTTATATGGTCTTGATGGTTTTTTTCTGTTAAGTGGCATTTATATATTTAATAAAAATCGTTTCCCCGTGAGTATAAGGATGTCGAGTATTTTTTTGGCGCTTAATAGTATATTTTCCAGATATTTTTAATTTCGATAGTTGTGGGCTGGAAAAATTAGTCTTTGATATAAAGTCCGCCTCACCCTTATACACTATATCGCCTAAACTAGATGTAACTGTAAATGGTTTAGCACGCGGATCAATATAACCGTCTCCGCGGATTTCAGACATTTTTTTACCAGTATTCCACGCTGGCTTATTTGTCTTTCTACCCTTCCGCGGATCGATATAACCCTCGCCTAGACGCTCCTTCATTGTTTTACCTTTCTGTCTCTCTGAGCATTTTTTATGGGCCTCTAATTCTTTTTCGGTATATTCTCCAGATCCGCGTCTTTCATGGGATAATTTTAGAGAATCTCTTAGCTTTTGATTTTTTTCAGGATTTGACCACGTCGAAAGTAGGGATTTTGCTGCTTTTTCACGAGAATCAGCTGATTGCATGGCAACAACTCCTTTTTTTCTTGATGATTTTTCTCTCTCGGTTAACCCATCCTCTTTAATTCGTCGCTTAAACGATTTAATACGACGCAGCACAACTTCTGGTCGCTTAAGAGGTTCAGCAGTAGTTTGACAGCATTCTACTGTTAAATTTGCAAAGTCTTTTGAATTAACTACATCCCACAATTCCGAATATTTAAGACCACATTCTGTAGCTTGATCTTTATTTTCTGTTTCTAGCAGGATTATAGTAGTAATATCCTTACCGTGTTTTCTTAGATGGTTAGTCCAATACGATCCAGATCCTTTGTATATAAACGCGTTCTCATGTGTGCCAAAATGATAGCAGAGATATTTTAAGCCGGTTGACTTGTGCTGCTTAAGCATAACTATATGTCTTTTTCTTTCCATATAGTTATTTAAGATTACACCCAGGTTTATCGACACCGACCCTAGCCGACGAAAAAACAAATTGGGTCCGCATCGCCCATTCCTGGAGCAACTTGTTCATAAAGCATTGTTTCGAGTTTTTCTTTCTCCTGCGAGCCCTGAGTCATTAAATCTGTAGCATTAAAGGTCTGCCCACCGAATAGAGTAAGATTGCCATATTTGCCTCTTACTTGAGCGAGCGTAATCTTACAAAGAGCGAGAGTATATTGATATACCCAAGGCTCTTTAATAACATCTCTGATAGGCCTCTCTACATAGCATGATAAGACTCCATAAAATCTTGAGTTTGGAGTAGGTTCAGGATACATTTGTAGCATCTGAGTGCGGTCATTAAAAGTATAAGTTCTTCGAATAGCGAGAAGTTTTTCTCTCATCTCGAGCCATTCTTTTAGAGTATACCAGGATACCAAGTCAAACCCATAATTGCCCATAGCATATGAGAAATATGTTTGCTGGGCTAGGGTTTGTTCTATAGTAAATAGAGTGTTGATACCAGTAGAAGAACCTTCCTCAAAATCACTAACAGCCATTACTTTGCGATAATCTAATATGTCATAATCAAACATATTGTTAGTCTTATAACTATCATCTCTTGTTTTAGTTTCGCCTCCGAGAGTTGGCTCATTGATGAATGATTCTAAAAACATCGAACTTACCGCTATAGCACTCAATGTATTGCTTGCTTGGAAAGATGTTAAAATTTCCGTGTATGTGGACCTATCAAATATTTGATTTTGAAACACCCCATTTTCAAATATAGAACTTAAATTTACAAGAGAAGTAAAATTACTACCCGCTATCGCAGAAGTAGCGATATACATTGTCTTTGGCTCTGTAATGTAAAACGCTGCCTCAGGAGATTGTATTGTATGATCGGCTTTTTGCTCAAGAGTTAGGGTCGGGTTAGATAGGGTAAAAAGATAATCCAATCGCAGACCTTTATTCTTCTCATAAAGATTTGAATCGAAAACCAAATACTCTGAGGTATATCCTGCGAATTTTGTAAACATTTCTATCGCTATAGAAATGTTTTCGAATATCTGGTCTTGATGTAATTCAACCTGTATGAGAGGTGCTCCCAGCGCTCTAACTACCCGGTCTCCCAATCTATTAAAGGTGTTAATCCTACTGTTTAGATTGGTCGTCTGGAACGCAGAAATCGGGGTAATATTACAGGAAGCCATAAATATATTTAGGCCGTTGTGCTATCTATGCCGGCGCTTCGGGTGCTGGCGGCGCCCCCTCTGCGGGGGGCTCGGCCGTCTCGGCTGGGACCGGCTCTTCAAGACCGGTAGCGGCTGGTCCTCCGCTAAATGCTGGAGGCCCTCCCGCGCCGAGGTCTAATCCCCCGCCTCCCATATCTCCTCCCATATCACCGCCGCCAGCAGCTCCTGCTGTTGCTTCAGCGCTCGCCGCTACCTGTTCGCGCCAGTTTGGCCCCATATTGGTAATTTGCGCAAGCTCCCACTCGAGCTCTTTATCAACACGAAGATACTGTCTATTTGCCAATATAGCATGGTCATCCCATCCAAGATATTTCTTCTGGCAATATGTTTTCGATATAAGTTCGTTCTGCGATAAGTTAGTATAATTATCAAGCTTAAGTCCTAATTTCTGAGCTTCTCTCAACTCGTAATAGTTGGACGGGGGATTAAAATCAAAGTCAAAATCCGTCTCTTTAATCTCTAAGTTATTCCAAAGTTTGGTCATTTTGAGATGGGTAATAAACCCTTGCTTCAAACTCGTCGCGAAGTGTTGTTGAATTCTAACAATGAACTTAGCAAATTTAAGTTCTTCGCGAAGCATTGATTTCGGGTCCTGGAGAGCCGACTCTTCACTCAATCTATTAACAGGGACCTTTAATGCTTTATATAACTTCTTAACAAAATACATTAGGTCAGTCAACTCTCCAAGATTCGCGCCGCCGGCGAGCTGAGTTACGGAAGTTCCCTCAGCGCCTTGCCTCTTAGCAAACCAGAACGCATCAAGCATTGATTGAGGGTTAAACTTATTAACAATATCTCCTTGACCGGAATCAAATGTCTTTGTAGACCAATATTGAGACATTAGTTTGCGGAGATATTGCTCAGCCTTTGGAGGGGCCATATTGCCTACATCTACATTGAATACTAATCTTTCTGGCGCTCTCACCATTCTATAAATAAGAATAGCATCTTCAATTAAAGATAACTGTCTATAAGCGCGGCGAGCGTTTTCAATAAAAGGCAGTCTAACATTTTTAGTTTCGTTCCATATACCACTATCAAAATAAACTACCTGATTTTCATTGAGTGGTATATAATCAAAATTATCTTCAGCCTTATTAGGCTTGTTGGGATCAAGAATCGGCTTTCTATATAAGTATCCTTTAATTAAAAGGTTTTGTATATTATTATAAATTGGATCTATTAACTCTGTAGGCACTCTCACTACACCTAATACACCCTTATCCGCGTGCTTAGAGTGTATAATATGCTCGAAGTATACTTCACCTTCAATAAGAATATCCCTAAAATATCCCCATCCTTTTCTTTCAAGTTCAAAATAATTTATATATTTCTTATACTCCTCAAGAAGTTGCTGCTTATCATCAAACGAAAGTTCTTCTTCGAAGGCTCTATCAAATCGTAATTTTACAATATCCCCATTATCATCTTTATTGATAATCTCGTCACATATCTCATCAAGAGCATCAGCAATTTCCGCGAACGCAGCCATTACTCTATAATCATTTATTCTAGCATGCTTGTTCTTCTGAACGTTAGCATACATCATCTCGCTGAACTTGCCAGCGGCATCAACCATCCCAATGCCCTCGTTATTGAATTCGTTCGACTGAGATATAGAATATTTGGCAAGAACTTCTGGTCTTCTTACTCCTTTGTTTTCAAAGTGCTTAAACTTAGGGTTAGATTCGTGCGTTGTATCTATTGCCTCAAATCCCGAATAGGGTAATTTCGAAGCAACATAGTTCATTAAGTTGCGACCGAAAGTAGATTGTTTGCCCTCGCCTGTAAAGTTTTTTGCCATCTATATCTAGTATTTAATAAAAATAATGAAAATTACAATGCTCTATTTATAGAATAAAGTTTCCGGACATAGCGCTATATGTAGTATCCCATCCTACTATAGTATCAATAATAATATTAAAATTACCGCTACCTGTTAACGATGGTAAGACAATTTCCATAATGTTTTCTGTTACGACCCTATACGAATTTTCCGGAATAATAGACGCTGTAAATGATGGGTAATAAGTAAAATTAGCAGCAGTTAAATTATTATATATAGAGCTACCGCTACTCACATACACATTTCTTGTATGGTTAAATCGCTTACCATATATTATAATACTACCGGGATTAGCAATATCGTAGTTAGTATCAATGAGAGGAAATGAGCCACGACCGCTGCCAGACGGAGCATAAAATACATTTGTGATGGTAGGCGACCCTGATATACTTACAGTATCGATCTCTGTTATTTTTATCTGACCTTCACTGTAAGAATAATCTGCTCCCGAGAGAGTAGCATAGTCATCATATGTAATAAAATTGCCAGCAGATAAAATTCTTGTATTATGGAAATTGGCATCAATAAAGAATATGTTATTTATAGGGTCTACGACGTCCTTAAACAACCACCCTTCAATCGTAAAAGAAGCATCAGCCGTTATAACAGTTCTGCTCGAATGGTTAATATCGACAGGGTAACTGAGTGATATACCACCGTCCCATTCTACTTTAGAATTGAGAGGCATTGATGCGGGGAGGCCAAACTCTTCAGGAACCTTCCAGGAAATTATAATATATGGATTGGCATATGCGGCAAAATTGGAAATTAACTGGTCAATATCAGTCTGATATGTAGCTAATAGCGATAACTTTACCTTTATATCTACCGGAACAACAGAGGGAATCTTTACTGTTGTTTTTGAGAAGCGATCCTGCCTTCTCGCTGGATATGTAAACCCCTCAATCTTATTAAACGCTCTATTATTATTTCTTGATACGCTCTCAATAACAACCGCTCCAATAGGTAGTTTTAAATTTTGCGCCCTGTTTTCAATATCATGTAGAACTCGCGCTTTAGGTTGATAGACATAAGCAACCTCTATCCTGTCCTTTTCTTCTCTATTGCGATTAAAGCGCCCGATAACAACATCATCAAATGCTGCTATAAATTGGCCAACAAGGTCATGTATCTCCCAACTGAACGCTCTACTCTTCACAATATTATTTATTTACTGTACCCTATCTACAAAGAATTTAGGCAATTTAGTCTTGCTTCTTTGTATCACGCTTGATGCGCCCCCGTCAAGAATATAAGTAATGCACCAATCATCTTGACTTCTCACTCCTCGACCGCAAGCCTGAACGAGATTAGAAAGCATCTTATTAGTATACCAATTTGAATCTTCTTCAAACAATGTTTTAATTCTCTCGTCTCCTAAAGGCATATATGGTAGTTTTACAATAATTTGAAATCTAGCTAAATCATCCTTTAGGTCTACCCCATGAGTAATAGAAGGGCTTACAAGAACGCTTGGATAATCTGCTACAATGTGTTCTTGTATTAACTTTTCATTATTTACCTCTTCATACCTATACTGAAATCTATTACCAGATAGTTTATTTTTTAAGAACTCTGTAATATAGCTAGTATGGGTATGGATTACTCCTTTTTCGTCTCCATGCTCGTCGCATATCTGTTGAATTAGGTTAGCGACTTTAGGCAAGTTCTCTTGAAGACTCTTATAATTGAGTTTATATTTTGAAGAAATATAGATAGGAGATTTATCAGCACTAAACGGAGACTTTGTTTCTATAAATTTATATCTTTCAATTCCCAAGGTCTTCGCAAAGTTTTGAGGGTCAATAATAGTAGCAGACATTAAAAGTATTTTTTTGCCATACTTAAATATCTTCGATGATAGCGTTGATATATAAAGCGGTGTTACAGTAATGTTATCATCCTTTTTAGTAATTACATACTTACAAGTATTCCACGATTCAATAATAAGTTTAACTTTATCATTTAACCTAGTTAATGCTTTATATTTGGTAATATCCTTTTCAGTCTTTTTGTTAGAAGAAATAGTATTTTTCAATTCAACAACCAAATCCGACATTAAGGAATCTAAATCAGTAAGCCATTTAAAGAATGTATTATAGTTAGAAACATTAGGTAGTTTAGTTTTTATATCCAGAAACTTTAAAGCTCTACTTGTAATAGAAAGGGTAAAATGCTTTACAAGTTGGTCTTCAATTTCACTTGCCTCATCGCAAATCAGATATTCTTTTTGCTTGAGACCAGAAGGAAGAGCAAAGAACATATCATAACTATAAGCAGAGAATTTATTAGTTAGCGCTTTATTGCGTTGCTCATAATAAGGGCACTTATGTTGCGACCAACATTCCTTCTTTAGCTTAGGCAAATACATGCAAGGGGCTACCTCTACATCGCAGTTCGTATCTACCGCGCACATATAATTGCTCTTACCTTTTAGAGACTCACAATCGTCGAAAAGAGACGTATATTGGTCTTGAAGCGCTTTGGTAATCGTCAAAACAGCAGCGCCCTGATCGGGCCAAACTTCCTCATAGTCCTGACGAAACGCCTTAAACGTTGTTACATCGTCTATAAAGTCCGGGTCAATATCTCTACTGGCATTGCCGAGAGTTTTAGATAAAAACGACTTACCAGTTCCTGTAGGAGCACTACAAATAACAAAGTCGTACTCCTCAAACGCTTTTTCTATTTGCTCAATAAGTTCAATCTGAGCCGCCCGAGGCTGTATATTGGCAGGAAATTTTGATATAAGCATAATACAATATAATGTATGATTTCAAAAAATCAAATATCATATTGAATCTTAACCTTATTATCAAACATTTTATTCTTCTTTACCCTATTCAAAACCTTTAATTTATACATGAGCATCTTATTGCCCTTCGATAAGGTATCGAGTGTATAGTCAAACTCGATACCGTCTTCGAGAATGTTTACAGAGAAGGGATAAGGAAGCTCGTAAACTTTATTGTCGCGATTACTACCCCCAGAAATTGTAAACGTAGTATAGAAGTCTTTTATATTAAAAATAATTAACCTCCCGCTGCGTATTACTTTATTATTAATAATAAACTTTACATTACGTTGAAGTAAATGCGAAATCTTCTTTTCTATTGCTTCCCTGTTTATCATGTGTTCATATAGAGGACTTTTTGCGCTGGAGACATTATGAAAAACTTTTCATTAAAGACTTTCCAGAACTCGTCATTCGCTGGATATTTATTAAGCAATTCGCAATCATCCATAGATACTGCTCTAAATTCTTGCATTAAAATATCCCACGTCATAACGATATTTTTACCCGCTGGGCTGAACTTCAAACCCTGTTTTGGTGGTTTAAAGTTTAAGGTAATTCTACCATTGACGCTTTGAAGTAGAGCATCACTATTCGTACAGAGCATTGTTCGATAAGGCGCGCGGGTAGGGTCATTAACCCTTCTCCTGAATCTTATTTCAGCAACATTATCGAGCAAGAGATTCTGCAGCTGCGCTCTACCGACTTTCATATTATTCAGCCTCTACGCAGACCCCAAATATTCTCGATTCATTTAAAAAGACGCCATGTTTAATTTTGCCTTTTCCATCAATCTCAAGATTTTCAATAGCAACCCCATAGTTATTTGGAAATAAGACTATCTCATCCTCTTTAGTCCATTTAGCATCTACCCCAGCGATGACAACGCGAGCCTTTCTCCAAGCCTTTGTTTGGACATGCAAGGGTACAAAGATACCATTGCGTAAAATGGATTCCCCATCTTCCGACATATCAATAAATTCACACAACAAAACATCCCCGTGGAGTCTTTTTAATTTAAAATTATCAACATCCATATCGACGATAGTGTCGGATGAAAGTTGTATTAGCCCTCGTTCGGGTAGAAGTTTATCAATATCGGCTCGCATATAACTTATATATTAAATAATAATTTTATTTCAACTATCAAAAAGGTCTTTATATAGTTTTAATTCTCTAACGCTTATCTCTTTATTAGCAGCAATAATATTAAGATTGTCTTCTTTAATCTCTTCCTTTACCGCTTTGTTCTTTTTGATGTATTGAATTTTTTTAAAGCGAAGTTTAGGGAAGAGATGATAATACCAGTTATATTGCTGGTCTTTTGTATTAAAAAGATTTCCATACTTATTTGAGGTATTGTTTATAACTTCTACCATGTCATCAGAATACATCGATACCCATCTATTAATCATAAACGGACTAAATGTTGCCTCATTATCGAGAGACAAGTCTATTTTCTTTTTACTAAAAAAGATTGAATTAATAATATTGAAAATAGTCATCTAATAATTTTATTTGGATACGTATGGTACTCACGCTTTTCGCAATGCTTGCATTTAACGAATCGGTATTGATCGCTACCTATATGAATTTTTACGGAACCCTTTACCGGTTCCCAATTATGCTGACCCATCGAGCATAAAAAATCAAAAATCCACTTTCGAAGACGCAATAAAAATTTCATCGTTAATAGAATAAAAAATTTGAATTACTGCATTCATAAATTCAACGCACTCTTCATTACTAAGATTAGTTGAATAAGCAAACGGAGGCGCCTTTCTACCAGCGGATACGTTAATGCCAGTATGACCGATAGCAACATTATCTTTAGAGTAGGTGATAGACACACTACACTTTCCCTTGTCTCTCAGTTGGTTATCGCTCCCATTAAATTCATCTACAACCATTAAGTCATCCCCCTTCACTTCAATAGGCTTTTTAATAAAGTCGAGAGATAATACATTGGCAATTTGAGTATTAAAAAGACGCTGAAATGCTACAGCGCCCTTCGGACAAAGGTTAGGAATTTCCCAGCAGAAGTTAATAGCATCATCGCTAACAATAGTATCATTTTGCAAAACATCCTCCTGGTCAATCATATTGTCAATAGAGACATCCATAGGCGCTCTAAACGCAACAATATTACCGATAGGTAGAGTATGGTTCCGGAAAAAGTTATATGCGAATCTCTTATGAATTAGAGAACCATCGTAGAGTTTTATGTCTTTAATAATCATATTTTATAATATAAAATAAAATATAACAATATCAACTATATTATACATTAGCATAAACCTTTAACCAGCGCCCATATTAACACTAGCGTTATTTTTCTCCCCACTTATTTTTTAATACATCGATACTGCCATGGGTCATACTATAAATATCCTCTACCATACAATGACTCTTCGATCCTTCATGGTGAGCGATAGCGTCTCCTATTAAGGCATGTGTAAAATTTTTTTCTCTTATAAAACTACAATAATCGTTATCTTGATACCAAAATGTAAACCGCTCATCCCACTCGCCCATCGCTTCATATACCTTACTTGTTAACCCTATACACCAGCCTTTTACATGATGACCGACCTTATTGCCAATTTGGGTTTCTTGTAAACTCTCAGAAGGAGATACTGAGTCATAATTATCTAGTTCATCAAAAAGTTTTTTAATACATCCCGACTCATATACAACATCGTTATTAGATATAATAACTTTTTCTTTTTTACCTATATTTTGAAATCCTATATTAAGAAATCTATTGTAGTTAAATTTTTCTTCCGGAAAGATAAACCTTGCAGGTAACATCATATCCTTACTCTTTAACTTACTATTGGTTTCAACTACTAGTATCTCGTAATCACCTATAGAATTTATACAATTCTTAAGCATTGTATAGTAAGCGGGGTTTTTTGTATATGATAATATTATTATAGTCATATTATAATTGTAAAAGCTTTTTAATTGTACCCCAAATCCCCTTATCGATTGTATCGCGGTCAAAATCATTTCTGATCCGTATTTGAGGATATGCCAATGCCTTTTCTATCTCACTCTCTGCAGGAATACATTTTCTATCTGATATATTATATCGCTCTAAGTATGTTTTTTTCACCCCTCTAGATTTAAGATAATTGCCTATAGACAAATCATCTTCTATATTATAAGATAGAAAGTCCTTACCTTCAACTATTCTATCAATAACACTCTTTGAAAAAATATTCAAAGCACCAGAACAAAAGTTCCAATCTTTCTCAAAAAAACCCATATAAAGATCTTTTTCATTTTGATGTTGCAATAATTCTATTATTTTATCTATATTAATAAATGTCGAGCTATTAACTCTGATAACGTAATCATAATCTCTGTTCTGTTTTATAAAATCAATAAATTTTTTTAGCATAGCAGGTATAGGGCCTTCATCTGTATAATAATTTATTTTATTAGCTTTCAAATCATTTAACGACATATCCACACTATTATACAAAAATTTGAACTCAATATTTTTACTCTTTAGATATTTTTCTTTGATTCTATCAAAGAAGTTGTAAAGTGGGTCATTATGTGTTAAAACTAAAACTATTATTTTCATTTATTTTAAAATTTTTTTCCAGTAATTAATATCTAGCATGTCTATATTATTAAACATTTTATTATGGTCGTGTTTTTTTGGTATACTGTCAATCAAAAACTGCTGAGTGACTTCCTCCCAGCTATCTACAAATATAATAGGCAAATGCTTAAATTGTTCTAAAGCTTCATGCTTTAGAACAATGGGCATACTTTTGAGATACAAGCATTCCCATATCCGATGACAATCAATACCGTTGCCTGGTGGAGATATAACAAACACACTATTTGCAATATTTGTCCAGTATTGCAAATTAGATGTTCTTTGCGACATCATAATGTTATTATGCGAAGTTATCTCATCACATAGACGTCTCGCATTTATATTTGTACTACAGTCGAAATTTTTAAATACTAAATTATTTTTTAATATCGAAGTGTTTCTCACGCTCTTAATAAGCTGTTGATCTCCGTGCTGCCATTGACTATTCGCTAGCCCTATAGGCAATGAAATTAGCTTTGGATGGCTTACTAACCTATTCTGACAATACCATTTACTAATTTTATTTCCTTCAAGATATTTTATAAATGTGTCATCAACGCAATGATCGGAGTTATGAGATATTATAATTGTATCGTCGCTGAGATGATCATAAAACTTATTAAAGAAATCCATTAAAAAATGGGTATAAATAAATATTTTTTTATATTGCTTTATATGTGAGGTCTCAAGATCATTTAAGTTTACTAAGTTTTGCTTTAAGTGCCTATTTTGATCCTCAATAATGCAATTAAGCTCGCCATACAAACTTATATCAGCTAGTTTTTGAAATTGTTCGCCTGATATCATTTTTTATGAGAAATTAATAAGCGGTTTTATTGTAAGTTTTAACCATATTAATTATGTCTACGCCATTCGTGATTAGCGATGTAATGATAGTTTGCTTTGTCTATATTTTTATAATCATCGACATCTGCATATTCTAAATATCTAATAATATAATTATTAGGATATTTTTTAAAAATATAATGAAAGTAAAGTTCATATTCTGAAAATCCATGATGCCAATTTTTAACTGATCGTATTATCGTTTCATACACTTCCTCGCCTCCTCTTTTAATTAAATTAAAAATTTCAGCTAGAATCTCTTTTTCAAATACCATGTGATGGCAAATACCAGATTTATTTACGCTCCTTTCAAAAAAAGGATTTAATATATTCATACATTCAAAATAATCAGGTGTAAATTCAGACGAATAATTATACAATAACTTGCCTTGATCTATAAAGTTTACATCTCGCAAAAATATTACATCCGAATCTAATACTAAAAATTTATCGCTTATATTAGGTATAATAAAGCTATACAGCTTTAATAGTTGCTGAAAATACCAACCAGCGCGACTAGCTGGTATTGCGCTATTTATTCTAATAATATCATTTTTTTTGAAAGGGAATATATGTTCATCTATCCATTTATAATTTATATTAGACCTACACTGCGGATTATGATCAGCTAAAATATATACATTACCTCTATCTCTAACGTGGACTAGAGAGTTTAAACAAGATTCGATCGTATAATTATCTTTCGCACTATACGGTATTACCACATCGATACTCATATTTTGATAAATTTTTTGAATGTATATGTAGGTTAAAAATATTATATTTTTTGTTATTAGCTATTATATACGGCGCGCCGTCAAATATAATTTGGATATCGTTGGTTAATTTACTACCGACGTATTGATCTCTATCTATAAATCCTGGAGCATGGCCGTTTGGTGTACCGCCAATATATTGGCCGTAGGAGGAAGGATCGAATATAAAATTAAACTCGTTTAGCTCATCTGGTAAAACAGGCAGTTTCGTTATTATACCATCATCTATATGACCCAATAATCTCATTTCATGAATTTCGTCACCGGTAATAGATCTCGCTACATCTTCTCCTAGCCGTACAATATCAAAAACACGCTCTGTAATGTTTGACATTTTTTCTTTATTATTTATAATGCTAAACCCAAATGCATACTCTGTTTGCTTATGAGGTGTAATATATATTTCTTTCTTTATTTTATCTTTTAATATTTCAGGATCATTATAATATAACACATCATTATCGAAATGTATTAAAGGTTCATCGTCACAATAATTCTGATAATATTCATTTAAATAAAAAATCCTTAGTAGGGAGGTAATCCATAAAGGATTAGATTCGTAATGAAAATAGTTTTTTATTAGAGCAGGTCGGAATTTATTTACATTTATATTATTAACCCTATCATTATTATATACAATAGATTGATCTGTACACAATAATACCTTGTTATTTGGATATTTAAGTATACTTTTAATACACGTATATAGGTGATTAGGTATAGGCCCTAAATGAAATAAGAAATGTTTCACAATATATACTTACCGCAAGTATCTCCAAAATCAAAATATAAATCAATATCATCTCTTTGCGGTTCAATTGGCCACCAGCTCATATCTCTTCTATAAGGAAATATAATCTTTTTATGATTACCTAAAAAGGCTGACCACCACGAAAAGCTTGATTGAGATATAGCTATATTTTCACTATATAAAAGGGTATTAAAATCTTTTATAGCTCTTTTATCACCGCTAACGCTAAACTCTACAACAACGCCCTCTGAATTTAAGCTACATCCATCAGCTATTAATTTCTGAACCGTTTCGCATTTCGAGTTATCAGTTACGATAATGATATCAGTAAACCCGCTATCTTTAATTAGGTTTTTATAGAAATTGTAGCCTAAAAAGGCATTAACTTGTATATAATCAGTTTCACGTACATGAATTACTAATTTGCCTTGATTTATAATATTATCTCTTATGTTAAATATTGATCGTAAATCATCTCTCTGACTTAGATAATAAGTGCTTTTCTGCACAAATGAATCAACTATAATATCTCCATTATGTCTTATTAGCTCGTTTATATCTACATATTGGTTGCCGAAACTTTTAGTATTGATAATGTTATTGAGCGTACCTAAAAACTCCCTTTTTTCTATATTAAAGTCCGGCAATTCATCATGATAAAAATCATGATGCTTAAGTTTGGATATAACATATCCAAACGCATATTGAAACATTCTATTGCCCATTCTGCTCCAAGGATCATATTTTACACATATACTCATCCCCAGTAGCATCCCCCCTCTACAACCTCTATTCCTGCAGGAGTTTCTTCGGAAAGAGGATATGTCCAATTTTCGTTGAAGAATTTAAAAAAATCTGGCATATTATCCCAGCGCTTGCCCCTTATTCCGAATAGAATTTGAGTGGCTCCTCCTAAATGTATTCCTATTTTTCCCATTTTTTTAACTTCGTTAGCAAACATTAGGCCAGTAAATCCAGTACTAAAAATTGCAATGTCAAAATTTATTTGTGATATTTGTTCTAAAAATTTGTAAAAAATTTGTTTACAATCTGTAAATTCGTCGTTATTAGATAATGGCAAAGCCGTAGGATATGTAAGGGTTTTGAGATTAAAATCAAAAGCTAATTTATTTCCCCAAATTTTATTAATATTTTTAAAATTGTTTTCAATAGATTTTGCGAATGGAGAGACTACAAGAACAACCTTATCTTTAATTTTATTAATCCAGGGATATTCATGAAAATATGGCTCTAAATCTTGCAATTGGCATTTGTACGAATTATTGCTTATAACCTCTTGCTCAAACGCAGGTATTACCTTGTTCCAAGCTGCAACTAGATCGACATTAGAAATATTTTCAAATATATAGCTAGAAAACCATTTTATATTTTCCTCGTTGCAAGGACTTAGTCCTGCAACATGCTCACTTTCAAACAAAAACCGACTCCCCCAGGGATTTGCCCCGTATTTGTACAGATATAATAATTGGAGTTCATTCCCCCCAATTTTACCAGCGCAGAAACTTCTACCATTTTTTATATAATGGCTAATAAAATTATTACCGTCAATAATCATACACTTTATAATATATCTTTACCTACATATTTTATTATAGTATTAGTATAGCTCCACCTTATATTAGGGCCTAATAAATCTATAACAGGTATTATTCCTTTATTATCTTGAATATTTTTCCATCTCTCATACAGGCCATCATATCCGCTGTAATATCTTTCTTTGAATATAACATCCTTATCGAAGTAATACGAATAGTGTATAAATCGTTGCGGTAATAAATATCCTGGGCCGTTTTTACCGATTAGTGTCGGTGGCTCATGAGCTGCAAATTCTTCTCCCTCCCATATCCACAGTCTCCTCCATGTATCATTTATACATTCGCCCCATTCGCCAAAAACTTGCTGATTTTTACCTACAAAATAATCACATAAAAAGCATCCTGTTTTACCTTTATACTCTAATAACATTTCTTCTGCTTCTTTTAGTTGCTGCTCTTCCCAATGTTCATCTACGTCTACTTGCCATAAAAAACATTTTTTATGTCTCTTTTTAATTTCAGCAATTCCTGCATTTACTTGCTCATCTTTACTAATCCACGGTCTATTGTGCGGTCTTACAACGACCATTTTGGAATTTTTATTTGCATCTAAAAATTCTGTTGTACCATCTAAAGATAAAAAATTTTTGTGAAATTTCTCATTTATATCTTTACACCATGATGTTGACCCTCCAGGCTTTGCCACTCCCTCAATTATAACCCATAAATCAAACTGCTGTAACATTTTGTTAAAGAAGTTTTTATGATTTAAATGGTGCAGACCGTTTAAAATTATTGTTAAAGCAATTCTTTTCATTTTATAAAAGAGCATGTCTGCTCATTTTTTTCATATTAACAAATTTAGGGTTTATATAAACATTATCAATTGATTTGCAAAAATGTACCCACTCGCAATCGATATCGCCTTCGGCATCGTAGGGAGAAAATGAACTATTAATTGCAGCTTCTGTTTTTATAAAAGCTGATCCTCCAAAAGCAGATTTAACCTTTATTAGGGGATGATCGCTAGGTATATGTAAAAACCTGCTTCTTACATATATATTTTTAGCTTCATTTTCCGACATAAATGTTGGTCTATTTCCAATCATTTTCCAACAATTAAACGGCATCCATATATCATGTCTTAGTGCATATAAATCATAATATAATTGCTCCTGATTCGCGCAAATCATATCCCACTCTTTTTCTGTGCTAAAACACGACATTATACTTTCAAGATTATATGGCTCAACGTTGGTCTCGTTAAAATCGAGCATATAAATATAATCAAAAGTAGAATATTTTTCTTTAATTATATCTAGATAATAATTCCGTGCATATGATATTTTCTCCATTCTAGTCTCAAATGAGACATTATTTAAAGATACACACGTTAAGCTGCAAGATAATTTATCTCTATATTGCTTAATAGCATTTAATGTATTATCTGTACTATTAGATTCTATTAATATGCAGCGAACCTCATCAAATTGAGTCGCGAGTTTATTTATATTTAAAAAAATAGGATCAATTATTTTTTCTATATTATTAATTGCTGCAGCAATTATTAAATTTTTTTTAGACATTTTTTACATATATTGCGTATCCATTTCTTTTTGTATTAGAAAAGCTTTCTAGTTTCCATTCCGGATCTATACTTAGTTCATACGAGGCTTGCCTCGTCTTAAAAGCATTATATGCATCATCTAGAAAAAAAACTCTAGTTCGGTTCTTTAATAGTTTGAATTCTTCAAAACCGGTAAATTCACTACCATCAATTAAAACTCCGTCAAAAGAATCTTTAGTACTTTCTAGAAAACCTTTTCCAAAAATCATCATTAAATTTTTATCATCATCATACCACTTTTTTACCAATTCTCTCGACGAACTTGTATTATTTTTTATACCGTTAAATTTACTATCCCAAACACTATCAAAATCAGGTAGCTTTGTTATATTAACTGATGTAGTATTATGACAGCTTATCCAACTATAAAACTGTGTATTCGTACATAAATCTTTATACCGTGATTCATTAATTTCTATACAATGCAAATGAATTGGTTCGGGTAGTTTAAGCATTCCCTCTATAAAACATTGTGTAGACCCTGTACCGTCCCACGACCCGATTTCCAAATTATTTGCTAGATTATATTTTACAATACAATCTATAATAGCTTTTCCGAATTCATCATTGCTTGTTATTTCTGCCATATTTTTTAATCTACTACGTTAAAATTAGGAGTAATATTTAAATATCTTCCTAACTTATTAATATCATTAATACGCTCCTTTGATAGGTCAATCCACATCTGATCGCTAATTTTATCCTTGTTATCCGAAAGCATTCTATCCGCAACTTTATCTTTCTTTCTTTGACCGAAAACCCAATGATTATGTTGAATATGAATATCGGGTCTATATTTAACTCTATTAAAAGCTTTGAATGTCTGATAGAGCCATCTATCAGACCAGTTTATTAAAAATTCCTCCCTACACATATAACCAATTACCTCGGTATATTTCTTATGGAAAAATGCATTTACACATATTTCGTCTCTTGTTCTATAACCATCATAACAATGCACAAGCTTAATATTATCTGCCCAGCCATCTTTTATTTCTTTAATAATTTCTGTGTCCCAGCCTCTAGTCATAAAGACCATATCATCTCCGATATACCCTAATATATCGTTTTTTGCGTGAGGATAAAGTAGGTTCCAGATTTTGTTTATACCGATAAATTTACCGTCATTTGCAATATCAACAATTTTAACAAACGGTATAGCATCAGCTATTTTATAAGCGATATCGCGGGTAGGGTCATCTTCGTCAATTCCAAATATTAGTTCTACATTATTAATATCATCTACACTCGTAATTATAGATGATATTAACGTGAGTTTTAGATTAAGCCTCTCCCTACTTGGGACAAGAAGACTTATCTTATTCCGTTGTGTCCCCATATTTGTTTTTAAGTCGGGTAATAGTCCCCTTGAGCCCTCCAATCGCCTGAGCATCGCGAATCTTTTGCTCGCGCAATTCATTCAACTCTTCTGTAATTACAGCGCTACTACCTGCTTCCAATGCTCCCCATTTATAGGAGCTGGTTAGTAATGCCACAAAGCCATCTACAATTTGACCAGGCAAGCCCTTCACTGTAAATTGTGTTTTATTATCGCATGAATGTATTGTCGCGTCAACAATACCGTTTTCATACTGCTTATCCATTCTCCAAGTCCAAGGTAATTCTTCCATATTCTCTATTTAATCACGGTATAAATTCAAATCAACACTGTATTTTTTAAATATATCAATAAGGCGCTCTTTTATTTTTTGCTCAGATTGGTCTGGGACAAAGTTATCCCAAGCAGGTCTGTATCCATGCTTCTTATAGAAATATTCCGCGCCCTTCATAATATTTTCCTTCCAATCACTTCTAGGTCTTATAGTAGATGATTCTTCACTACATTTTATTTCATCAAGCAATTCATAGCTCTTATCAATATCTGGCCACCACCAATAGCCTGGTATCATATCTGCCTTAGCGACCATATAGGAGTGATCGACATGCTCGAAAGCATTATTGTAGTTATCATCCATATAGCCAACCCTGCTTATACAGCGCGCCGAATAATAGCAAAACGCTCCTACACAATGAAGATTCAAAAGAACTCTTATATCGTCTGAGTATTCAAATATAGAACGCGGTAAAGGAGAGCCCTTAGATATATTTCCTTTATTTGCAGGGCCGTGATATCCAAACATAAAATGCTGAATACCGGTTGATCGGCTATACTTTATATATTCCTCAAAAACATTCTTATTGCTTCCTTTATTCTTTATAATATCATCCTCAATTATAAAAATATGGTCGCATCCTTTTTTATAAAGTTTTTTAATAGCAATATTTTTCGTTTTACCGACGCCTAGATTTTTTTTATTAGTAAAAACATTCTTAAAGTCTCCCTGTAGCGGCTTTCCATCGTTTACAATGATAACATAAGGATCATCAAGATTTAAAATATCCTCGCTAAAGGAATCTACTGATTGTTTTAAAAAGTCTTCCCTATTACAAGTAATAAACGCAATTCCTACCTTATCTGTCATACAAATATAGTAATATAGTAAGTATATATATCAACTTTTTTGTATAAATAAAATTGATGTCTGATGCAAATTTAAGACGAATTCTACCTGAAAGTGAGTCTATTATTAGATCCACTGACAAAATTATTATTGAATCGCCTGAAACTAAAACAACTGTATCAGAATTCGGTAATATAATTTTTGATAGAAGCAATTTCGAACTCTCAAATACACTCGAAAGCAATCTTACATTAGCTCAGCAAATTTCAAGTGATATACATAATTATGTTGACGAAAAAATAAATACTATTGTAGTCCCGGAAGTATTATGTTTATATTTTAAAGAATTCACAAATAGTACTGGAGTTGTAATAGGGCAGCAAAGTATTGCTACAACCAATTTATCCCTAAACTACTTTCAAGTTAGTACTATAAAGCCATTCGATCCAGTAGAGGGGGTAGAATTTAGCGTTGACGCGTCCGGTCTTCAAAATGTTTTACAGGATAATGGTATTATTCTCTCGCCTGGAATTTATAAAATTGAATGTGTTGGGGCATTTACCCTAACAGGACCAGCTGGTTCCTTTAATCAGGACGGTACCTCGGTTGGCAATGGGGATAGAGGGTATATAAATCTCGAATTATATAAGGATACGGAACCTAACGAATCCTTACTCGTAAGTACCCCTATAATCGACTACGCTCCAGCAGTAAAAATAACTACAAAGCCAGCAACCTGGTGCGGTACTCAAGAAGAGTGGGAATTTTATCTTAGAACTAATTATGAAACATCTACTACACATAACACCTATATGTATGGGTTTATATCTATATGTAAGACCTCAAATATAAAACTTAAAGCCCATACAGCGGGCTCCTATACAATTGGCTACCCAAATCCAGATAGTGAGAGTGAGCTTCCCCCTTCGCTATACAACCCTATACAAATTATATTTGAAAAAATTACAGATAATCCTTTTGAATTTGATATTACATCCCCCGAAGTAGATATTTTATCGACCGTTCCACAAACACGCGTAATTACCTCGACTACTACAACTACCACATCCTCAGTATCCACGACTCCTACCTCAACGACTCCGCTATCAAGCCCTCCCCCCTCGTCAGCAGTGAGGTCTGGAGATAGAATAATAACCGGAGTAGGACCGACATCCTGGATTGTACCTAGCGGGGTAACCTCTATATCAGTTGTAGCGGTCGGTGCTGGCGGAGGCGGCGCAGCAACAAATGATAAAATACCAAATGGCGGCAACGGAGGGGATCTAAGATGGCGCAATAATATAAGTGTTACCCCTGGCTCGAGAATCTGGGTAGATATTGGAGCTGGGGGGACCTCTTTTGCGTCTAATATCGACGGTCGAGATACACAAGGCACTGACGGAGGCGATACTGAAGTAAGATTTTCAAATAATAACGGTAATTTAATATTGAAGGCAACTGGAGGTCGTGGAGGCCGGGTAGGTAACATAGCTCAACCCCCAAACAAAAGCGCGAGTACAGATATTAACACTGCGAGACAAATTGGCGGGGGCAACGGAGGCCTCGGGGGCCGCGGAGCAACACCTGAAGGTGCAACTGCTGGCGGGGGAGGAGGCGGCGCTGGGGGATACACCGATGATGGCGGCAATGGAGGAAACTGGCAAGCCGGGGGAAAAAATGGTAAAGGTGGTGCGGGCGGTGGAGGATCTGGGGGCCGGGGAACTGGCACTGCAGGCGGTGGCGGCGGGGGAGTAGGTTTATTCGGTAAGGGAATAAACGGAGACGGTGGAAATACACCCTCATCTCGCGGCAATGGTAGACCTGGCAGTACTGGCTCTAAAAATCTCCATAAAGGAATTGATCTTAATGAAAGAGATTCATTTGGATTTGATTACGGCGGCGGTGGCGGAGGTAAGGGTGAATTTATGGGCCAAGTAATCGGTCGCAATAAATCAGTCAAACATGGGGGCAATGGAGCTGTTAGAATAATATGGGGTCCAGGGAGAAGTTTTCCAAATAACGCAGAATGAGTCAGCAAAATTACATACAGGATATAGATGTTCCAGAATCAAACGATTTATTACCAAATCAATTATTTTATTTTTCCGGATTTTTATTCTATGTAGAGGGTTGGAGCTGGGACAATATTACTGTGGATAGTAATATACAATATGAAGGGGTCAAAGATAATTTAAACGATACTGTTGATAGTTTTGCGGTAAATCCGTTTAAAGCGATTAGAGATATAAAAAATAATTCCTCGCGTATAATTCCCGACGATTCATCCTTCGATGCCGGGGATAGTTATAGATTTCCTGAATTATACACTGTAGCAGCGACGTGTAGGCGCTTTCAAATATATAACACTTGGCGACAGAAATATAATGATATTATAACTCCAGAATTTTTTGAAAGCTATAGCCAGGACATACCCACAAAAACCCCTCTTCAGGAGGGAGAGCTTACTTGGTCGTTATGGGCTGGGGACGTACAATCATATACTAATCTGCCAGGGGGTAGATTAGAAATCGGTAGTTATATATATACAAAAAAATTATCTCTACAAAAATATACCCCAGCCTCTATACAGAACAGTTCAAAAAATTTAAAAACCGATAGAGGCTTTGGTGAAATAAACGGCAATTATATTACTAACTATTATAACCCTGTTGATGCGTATGTAGATGAATTATCCACTCTAAAGAACGGGTGGTATGGCGTCGTCTCCCTTGAGAGTACTCCATATACCTTTGAGGCGGGCAGAGGCATAAATTTTGATACATTTATAAAAATAAAATCAAATAAAATAACCGACTTTCACGACGACTATCCTCAAAACAATATATCAGCATATGGGCAAAAGCAAAAACAATATATTGATAGTTAAATAAATAATAGTATGTCGTCGCAGGGTATCCCAAAAATAAATGAACTTCCCTTAAGTCAGGATTTTATCCCCGGCGACAAGATTATTATAGATAGAGACAAAAAGGCATATCTTGTTGATTATGATAATATATTCGTACAGACAAATCAAATATCCTTTCAACAGGATATTATAAATGATACTAATGAAGTAACTAATCTACAGCAATATTCTACAGATAAATATAATGAACTTGTAGTAGAGTTGACTGAAAAAAGTATAGGTAGGTCTACTGCTCATCTCATTGATTTAACTAATACTACATCCACGGGGACATTAAGTTCAGCGAGTTATAGAGAATTTATAACGTCTACCGACGCTCCCTTTATAGGGCCTAATAATCTTGTAGTTTTTGACACAGCGCTCGTAGATAAGCTGTCTCTTAGCATCGACGGCGTAGAGACGGAATCGACAGAGTGCGATGTAGATCGTGTGGTTTTCGGGCAGGGGACTATATCGATACCTAAGGGGACTTATAGGGTGCGAGCGAGTATTAGTCTGTCTCCGGAAATAAATCTAGATTTAGATCAAGACTCCCTTGACGAATATATTAGGAGAAAGCAGCAAGTATGGTCCTATCTATCTTTTGTACAACTAACAAACCCGGAGAGAACAATACTTAATGGGTCTGGTGCATCTACTTATAATAATATAGGTCAAAGTATCACTCTGACTTTAAATGGATATTTCTATACGGATAAAACAAAACAATACGGGCTTAAAGTTCATACTTTAGGAAAATTATACCCAGGAGTAGTTACTGGGACATATACTCAAAATACAGACAGCGGAGTTGTTGACAATAAATATCTCAGTATAAGTGATTTATTTGGGAGAGAGCAATTCAATCAATCAAGAATAATAATAGAAAGAATTTCCGATACAGATACCTTAACACCTCTCGAAGATTCTCCTCAAGGTTTTAGATCCCAGGCTCTCACTCTTCAGCCGCGGATACCGCTTACATACAACGCTGGATGGCTTCAAAAAATTAACGCTCAAGATACAAGTGTAACACCAGCTTCTTCTTTATTCGTTATAACAACATTACCTTTCAATAAAATAGGAGACAAGTATGTTGGCGATTTAAGAGGTTATATTACAGAACCTAAATCCTATCAAGGATATATTAAAATCGGGGATACTGTAAGATATCGAAAACAACAACCTAATTCAGAAGGAATTTTACCTCAAGTATTTAACAAATATGACATAAGAGATAGTGAGCTAAAAAGCCCCCAGCCTGGGTGGTATGGTCTAATTATAGATGAAACTACAAAGAAAGTAGGGGAAAAATACGATACAATTTTTAGGGTAGATATAAACGGAGTAGTATCTCAAAGACAATATATTATTGACCCGGGTGAATATTATCTTAAATGTGCCGCTGGCAGTATATCTCAATCTGTATCTGCTGCTTCCACATCCTCATCGACTAACACTACAACGGGTAGCGGAACAATAACAACTCCTCCCCCGGTAGTGCCGCGCGGTGAGGTTACGGCAATAAATAGTACTATCGAATATACTATACCTGATGGCGTTAACTTTATACACGCTATATGCGTAGGTGGGGGAGAGGGAGGTTATAGATCTGAATTAAAGAACTTTGATTATAATTCCGGCAACGCAGGAGAGGGAGGTACCCTTTCTTATATTAATAATATAAGCGTCAAGCCTGGTGACAGGCTTGAGCTCATCCCCGGGTCTGCTGGCGAGGGAACTAGCTATAGCAATAGATCGCAAGATCGACGTAAGGGGGGTAATTCTCTACTCTATATAAATAGAACAGACGGTAGCAGAGATTTATTATTAAGAGGGACCGGCGGAGGCAGATCTGCGAACCCGATTGCAGGCGCTATCAACGGGTCAGGTGGTAAGGGAGCTCAAAACAAATATATTACTGGCGGAGGTAAAGATGGACGCAAACTTAGAGAATATATAGGAGGCGGTGGTGGCGCTGGAGGATATGGAGGCCCGGGAGGTAAGGGGGGTCGAGATTCAAAAGGCGAAAATGGCACTCAAGGCGGCGGTGGAGGCGGTGGGAGCAAAGACGGGGTGGGAGGACCAGCCGGCGGGGTAGGTATATATGGTAAAGGAACTAACGGTCAAGGAGGCGCGCCGGGTGAAAGCGGTACACCAGGATCTGGAGGCTCCAGTAGAAATTATGGCGGCGGTGGGAGAAGTATTTATTACGACAACCCAAATATAGACTCGATGGACGGTGGTAGAGGCGCTGTGAGAGTTATATGGGGTACTGGCCGGTCATTTCCAACTAATGCGAGTTCATGAGCAATCACACTACAGAGATAAATTTCGGTAATATACCTGAAACTAAAATAGTAGACAATAGTAGCAAAATTATTATTGATACTGAAGATGGCTTACGTTTAATTGCAATAGACGATATAATATATAAGAACTATAACGCTGAATTCGGCCCTACAGTTGAAAATAATACTGCAAATCTCAATACAATAAACGATAACTTCTTTATTGCTGCGAGTGCTCTAAATATTAACACAGAACTAAAAGGTTCGATTGCTCTCTATTATAAAATGAGGCCTTCCGATTTAAGGGAGATAATTGTTAAGAATGCTGTAGACTACACAATACCTTTTAATTTTATAGGAGCCAATTCTCTCAATAATCTCTATACTAATTCAGATCAAATTCTCGCAAATGATGGTAGTATATTATTGCCTCCCGGTACTTATCGCGTCAGAGCAGCTACTACATTTAGTATTAGAAATCCTGGCAAATATTATGAGGAAGCTGGAGTTTTCGTAGGAGAGCCTTATGGATGTAATTTATATACAAATATAGCTCAAATTGACACCCCGACAAGAACCATGCTCGTCGGGGATATTAAATACGCTCCGGTTAGAGCATTAAAAGGTAAGACGTGTATTACCTCCACAATAGATGGATTTTTCTATATATGTAAAACAGCTCGTATTGCTTTGCGAGTCTCAACCGATGGTAATCTCGTACTCGGCGACGGCTCCTTAGATAACAATGTTATACCTAAGCCTCCTCTTATAAATTACGCGCACTATAACGGAACTACCTACCCGGCTCAAATTATGTTAGAGAGAGTATCTCAAGATGATATCTACAGCCTATTAGGGGTGAATCTTGACGTTTAAGTAAAGATAATATTATCTTTCTTAAACAACTCCTCCTTCTGAGACTTAAAGAGTTCTTCCATCGCATCTTTACCGATTATAGACTCCATATCCCCATCAATAGCGTCTCCATCGTTATCAATATAAAGACCTGCCATATAGAGCCTTTCCTGTCTACTACCAAAGATTTCAATTATAGCAGGAGAATCATCTTGAGGAAAGAAAGGCTCCAGCGATTGATGATTATATCGTCTTTGAAATTCCTTGAATAGAAAATCTACTTCCTTAATATACTGCTCATTTACTTGACGCATTCCATCATCCTCAATAGCAATAGGAGCTGCTTTTGTAATAGGTATAAAGAAAATAATATCAAGATTCTTCATTGACTCTCTAACAAGAGGGATACACTCGTCAATAAATTTTTCATTTATATCTCCCTCGCCCTGGTTTAGAGCCCACATAGAGTATACAAGATTGTCAAACGGACATCTATCAAAAATTACATTATCTGTTTTCTTATATTGAGATTGGGTTAATACTTGATGGTCCAGAATCGCTCTCTGGGTTGCTATAGTAGTTTTATCGCTATGAGCTAAATTACCTTCAGCAATAACATCGCGATAAGTTTTCTCAGGGGTAGTGTAGTTTTTCCATTTACCAAGAAAATCCTTGATAAAAGTAGATTTGCCCGTATTTGCTGTGCCTGAAACTGCTATTCTCATATTGGTTATTTACTTTAGATAAACTGTAAATCCAAGCGAAATATGACTAAATATTAGTATATGCCAAGAAAAGCAAGGCCTAAGTCGGACTCTGTCAATGTTGTTGAAACAAGTCTAGAGAAACAATGGAATAATAAATATGACATAATAAATGAATATCCCCTAAGTGATACTCATAAACAGTTCCTAAATCATATATTATCCCCGGACACTAATATGTGTATAGTAAACGGCCCGGCGGGCAGTGCCAAGACATTTATAGCAACTCTAGGCGCTCTATTACTTTTACGTAAATCTCAGGTAGAGGACATTGTATATATTCGAAGTGTAGTAGAATCTGCGAGCCAAAAACTCGGCCACCTTCCCGGGGACTTACATGAAAAGTTCCACCCATGGTCAATGCCTCTAATGGACAAACTAAATGAACTTTTATCTCCAACTAATGTTCACCACATTACTAAATCTGGAGTAATCCATTGTGTGCCGGTTAACTTAGTTAGAGGCTTAACATTCAAAAATAGTATTGTAATCGTTGATGAATGTCAAAATATGACTAAATCTGAACTTATTACTGTATTAACACGATTCGGTATTGGGTCGAAGTATGTCCTCCTCGGTGATAGCAGACAGAGCGATATCGGTAATAAGACAGGATTTATGAGTGTTCATGGGGCTTTCAATACAGAAAAAAGTAAAGATATGGGAATCCATACCTTTACCTTTACTAATAATGAGATTGTTAGGCACCCATTACTCGCTTATATTTGCGAAGTAGTCGAAGGAATATCACCTACCGGCTAAGATATCCGCAAGCGACTTATCTGTTTTACAATACAAAGGCGCTGCTCTATCTCGAGCAACCGCTGGCACTTCAACCTGTTGGACTGCTGCTGGGTGTTCAATAACTTCAACAGCAGGTCTTACTGCGGAATAGATAGCAGAGTTGTCCTCATGCTCAAACACCTCTACTCTTTCTACCCATACTCGCTCGCCATATTTTTCTTTAATAAACTCAGAAGCAGTATTAAAACAATATTCCGCTGCCCTCTCAATACCTACACCATTTTCAAATATAGATAACTGGACCGCCCCCTTCTTCTCGAGAAGAATAAACTCATCCAGGCATGGGTCGTCTGACGCAATAAGCAGTTTATGGTCAAACGTATTATGTAAAATAGACTTGAGTTCTTTTAAGCCTCCAAAGTCAGCAGCCCAGTTCTTTTCATCCAGTTCTGAGCATCCAAACCAAAACTTAGCCTTTAACTGATATCCGTGAACATATTGACAATGACTATGCGATGCTCTCCACTGTCTAAATGCTGCTGAACCTAACTCGATTACTTTTGTACTTTGAAACTTACTCATACCATAATATATGGTAAGTTTTTATTTTATCAACCAAGATTCGATAGAGATTTATTCAAAAACCATATATTACCGGTAGGCATTTCATTATAAAGTTTGGTATCAAAATAATTTTTAGATTTAGCTGGATCTGGCGCACTACCATATAAATTAGCGAGACGGACTAAAATATATCGCTGATCTGAAAGATGAGGAGCAATTTTTATTATATCATTAGTTTTTGTATTATGAAAATACCAACTATTATCATTAGTATTTTTATATACTTTAAAAATATTAGAGATTCTCCCGCTATTAAAATACCCCATTATACTATCAGTTTTACTATATGATGTTGGCGAGATACCATCCACCCTAGAGGTAACCTGATGCGGTGGTTTAGGGTAGCTAATATTGCCCTGAGGTTTATCGGCCTGAGACTCATCCTTATCCGTCTCGTCGCTTTCCCAGTCCTGTTTAATTTTGCCTTTTATCTCATCAAATTTCTTTGTTACTTTCTCCCGACCCTTGTTTATCAAACCCGCTATAGCATAATCAGGCTGTAAGACGGTACCTAATACCTTGCCCGTGCCTCTCACTATTTTGCCCGCTGCTCTTAAAGCGTTTTCATTTATTGTATCACTTAAAAGAGCCTTTTTATAAACATCCTTTATTTCGCTGTCATTAAGACCCTCTTCTTTTAGATACTGCTCGAGAAAATCAATACTATTACACGCTTGAATTTTATTTATTATTTCCATCGTCAGACCCTTTCTCTCCTCAATAGCCTTGAGCCCAAACATCCTAACATTATTAAATGTTTCATCGCAAGGAATATCAACTACCTTAATAACAGAGAAAGGAACATCCATAACAGGTATATCTATATTCTCAAATAACACAGACCATTTGTTATTATTCTCCTTTAATATATACCCTTCGTATCCGTCAAAATCTCTATAGTCCTTATTTACGCTATTAGCCGGATCGACCTTGAGCATTATTTTTGTTAACGCTTCACTCTCCTTTACATATTGCTCAAGTATCCTATTAAATTTCATTTTTATACATTTATTTATTGATTTTTACCAAAATAACATTATTTTATATTATGCTAAAATACGCTAACTTAAATATACCACGGTCCGAAGAAGAGAAGCAAATCATCATTACTAACGCTGCTAAAGCATATGAGTCCTATCTCGATGCTCTTGGATTTGACTGGAGAAACGACCCTAACTCTGCCGATACTCCAATGCGAGTTGCCAAGGCGTTCGTCAATGATGTGGCGATGGGCTGCTATTCTGACCCTCCTAAGGTCACCGCATTTGATAATATTGATGGATATGACGGCATCGTAGCTCAGACTAATATTAAAGTAAATAGCCTCTGTAGCCATCACCATATGATATTCTCAGGAATGGCTCACGTTGCTTATATTCCCAGTAAGGAGGGCAAGGTAATCGGGCTTAGTAAACTGAATCGAATCGTTGACTGGTTCTCTCGTCGTCCTCAAATCCAAGAAGGCCTGACTTCGCAAATCAGTGATTATATCAATAGTATCTGCGAAGGTAATAAAGGGGTAGCGGTCTTTATTGAGGCTAATCACACTTGCTGTAGCAATCGAGGAATCAAGCATGACAGTAGTATGAAGACCGCGCGGATGACAGGAGCATTCCTCGACGAAGAGTCAACCCGCAATGAGTTCTATAAGTTTGTAGAGTTTACAAAGAAGTAATCACTCTTTACTTACATCAATAAGAGCATTAATTTGCTTAAGAAAATCAGCACCTATTAACACTGGGTGCTGATTTTCTGTTCTATCCCCGATGCTAAACTTAACATCAGGATACACCTTATTTCCTATTTCTACGGTAAACTCTACAACTGGTCGATGTTCATCATGACCCGCACCAACGTGTATAGTAATCTCGTCTATCTTAGGCCTTACCACCCTAATATTATTGGTAGTTATAAACTCTACTTCGCTGCCTCTATCCTCAATGTCTACACCGTGTAGCACATTATAAGCGGCGTTTCCTGAGTCTATAAGGGCTACAAGTTCTGTATCAATACCTTCAATTTTTATAGGCTCTACCAGTCCCAGCGTCTCTTGATCGAGGGCCTCGGCAAGATTATAATAGTTATTAAATGAAATAGATTCCTCCATTTTTTTAAGTTTAGTATAATATCTAGGATCTTCCTCGAGATGATCAAGAGCAATATCTTTTGATTTCAAAGGATCTCCCTTATGCTCCTTATGCTCATCTTTTATACCCATCTCAATCTCTTTAGCGAGTTGTTTAGGGGTAATTTTAGTCGAGTTTGCTAGATTTTTTTCTCTAGCAGCCATAAGATCGCGAATTTTGCGTTTTATCATCTCTCTATATGCCTCGACTGTATACCCAGGAGGAGGTCTAAAATTCTTATCTTTATTTGCTAAATTAAGTAAATCAAGATAAGAATTAATATCCTCGTCAATATCGTCCGAATGAACTGCCATGAATATATTTATGCTATATTCGGTAAATTAGCAATGCCATCGATCATTTGCTGTTTAGTTGCATCGAAAACCGCTATTTGATCCGCGGTAAAATCCGGCTTTGCAACAGCATATTGTATTATAGCAATAGCCGATTTATCATCTCCTTCGTCTAGTAATCTATTTGCTGCTGCGACCGAATACAATGACAACCTCCGTTGCTGAATCGCCCGACTTGCCAGCAAGGGATGCGAGTGGCGTGTCTTGCCCTGGCGCGGCAACGAATCGGTCTAGGCGTAGGTCGTAGAAGAGTTTCATGCGTGTTATTTGGCGGTGATCTCAGCAGACCGGGTCTCGTCGATGATACCGGCGGAGACGAGGGCGGCGAGGCCCAT